GTGTCCTCACTTCGAACGGTGTTGCGTTCAAGTCCCTCGATGATGAGACTCGTCTCTATCCTAGATTGTATAAAGGTGGCAAATTACAGAAAGAAGATACTGGTCGATATTTCACTTATGAGGTAAATGACCAAGTTATCGGGTCTGGCGACTACCTAGACATCAAGTCTAAAGATTACGCTGGACAAGAGAAGATTGTTGTTAAAGTTAAGGGTTGGGATAATGGTGAAGTCGTATTTCAAAATGACATCACAATCTTTACTGTCAAGGATGGTAAGGACGCATATTCTCTAATACCATCAACTTCCAACGGTACTCAGTTTGTTAATGGGTATGGTATTTCTGCTGTAAGTTTGAAATTACTAAAAGGAACTGAACAACTCAACCTTGATGATTACGCAATTTCATGGAAAATGAAACATGGTAATGAAACGGGTTATAGTGACTTCTCCTCAACCAACAAACAAATCTCAGTATCCACAACAGACTTTGTCAAGACAGCTACATATTACGCTACAGTAACAACTAAAAAAGGCGCATTAATCGCAACAACTGAAGTTACATTCTCTAACGTACAAGACGGCGCCGCTGGTACACCTGGCGCTGTAGGACGTGATGGTCGTCAAACATTTATCCATATTGCCTATGCCAATTCTGCTGATGGTCGTAAAGACTTTCATGTTAGTGATGGCACTAACAAGGAATACCTTGGTCAATATACCGACTTTGTACAAGCCGATAGTAACGACCCTACAAGATATACTTGGACTAAAATTAAAGGTGAGAAGGGTGACAAAGGTGACCGTGGTAATGATGGTATCGCTGGTAAGAATGGTGTAGGTCTTCGTACTACAGTTATCACTTATGGTATTTCAGACAATGAGAATACTCAACCTGCTAACTGGACACCTCAACCTCCAACTCTTGTGAAGGGTAAATATCTTTGGACTAAAACCCAGTGGACATATACTGATAATACAAGCGAGATTGGATATCAGAAAACTTATATTCCGCAGAATGGATCTAATGGTGCAGACGGGCTTCCAGGTAAAGATGGTGTTGGTATTATCAATACTACTTTACGTTATTGTAAATCTAACAATGGTGTGAATAAACCTGAGGGTCGTATTGTTGCATCTTTCCCAGATGAGATTAGGCTGTCTCGCACAATCATTGATAACAACGTTATGACTGGCAAGTTTGTTCGTCTTGAGCAAGGTAAGACTTATATCCTATCTGCTGAGACGAATGGTGTGTGGACTAACGTTCATAATCTTGAGCAAAGTAGTAATAATGCCACTCTCTGGATTGTAAATCCTACTTTCTCAACTTGGGCAATTATCTCAGACTCGAATACTGGTACAGGTACAAAATACACCCACAATAGACCTACAGGTGATTACGAAATTCGTATTAATAGTTACCACAACGGTAATATCACTTGGATTAAGAATATTGTGTTTGAGGATGGTACTTGGACACCTGATATTCCTGTTGTAAATCCAGGCGAATTTTTATGGACAAGAACAACTTGGTTTTATTCTGATGGGACTACAGAACAAGGATATTCAGTAGCTAAGATGGGTGAAACTGGCCCTAAAGGTGACCGTGGTGAACAAGGGCTTAAAGGAGCAGATGGTCGTAATGGTAACGATGGAGCTCCTGGTCGAGATGGTAAACCTGGTAAGGATGGTGTAGGTATTCGACAAACAACCATTCGCTATGGTATATCTGATTCGGACAAGACTGAACCTACAACTTGGACTGAACAACCTCCAACTCTTGTAAAAGAGAAATGGTTCTGGACTAAGACGAGTTGGTCTTATACTGACAATACAGTTGAGACTAGTGTTCAGAAAGTCTATATTCCTCGTAATGGTAATGACGGTCTTAACGGTATTCCAGGTAAAGATGGTGTTGGTATTCGAAGTACAGTTGTAGATTATGCTGTATCTAATGACGGTGTAAATCGACCTACTGGTGGTTGGTCTAGACAAGTCCCAACTGAGAAACTCAACTTCACTTGGATGCGAATGACCTTGACTTACACTGATAACACTTCAGAGTCTGTCTACACTGTATCTAAGAATGGCCAAGACGGTAGACCAGGTCGTGATGGTATTAACGGTTTACAAGGCCCTAAAGGCGACCAAGGACTTCCTGGACGTGATGGTGTGAATGGTGTATCGTCTTACACTCACATCGCGTATGCCGATAATCAAAATGGTGATGGTTTTAGTCAGACTGACGTTAATAAGCTTTATATTGGTATGTATGTTGACAATATTCAACAAGACTCAACCGATAAAAGAAAATATCGTTGGACTAAATGGCGTGGTCAAGATGGTCAAGCTGGTGTTCCTGGTAAACCAGGTGCAGACGGTAGAACACCTTATGTCCATTTCGCTTATGCTAATTCCGCTGACGGTCGTTCTGATTTTAGTTTAGTTAATACTAACAATAAATTCAGGTACATTGGTCATTACACCGATTTCGAATCTGCCGACTCTAGAGACCCAAGTCGATATTCTTGGATTGATATGACTGGTGGTATTGTTATCGGCGGTGATAATCTTGTTAGAAACTCAGCATTTCCTAAGAACCTAAACAATTGGGGGTATTGGGAAATCGGACAAAATCCAAGAAAGTTAAGTGTAGCTAAACATGGATTTTATTACAACAACACAAGAGAAATGTTTTTATTGTCTAACGATACTAACGGCGATGTTCCTGCCACAACTAGACGATTCCCTGTTAAACGCAATACAACATATTCTCTTAATGTGTCAATGTTTGGTACAGGTAATCTTAAAAAGGTCGATATTTACTTCTTGGGTCGTAAGATTGGTGAAACTCAATCGTATACAAAAGTTGTAAATGTTAAATCAATTAACGGTTCGCCATCTACAACTCAAGTTGTACGATTCGAAAACATATTCAATTCTGGTGAATGCGATGAAGGTTTTGTCCGTATCGATAACGCAGGTCGTACTGATAATGGCAAGTCTATGTTATTCTTTACCGAACTAGATGTTTATGAAGGAGCTACACCTCGTGTATGGCAAGCATCACCTTATGACTTGTCCGATGTAATTGAGACTAAAGCTGATTCAACTCTAACTAATCAACAACTACAACTTCTTGCTGAACAAGATGCTAAAATGCGTGCAGAATTACAAGCTAAGGCTGCAGCAGATGAACTTCAACAATGGGTTGTAGATTTTAAGAATTTCCTTAAATCATCAGAAGCTAATCGTGTTAAAGCTGAAAGCGACCTAGTAACTCAATCACAACGTATTGTCCAACTCCAAACTGCTTTGGGCGATATGGCGTCTAAGACAAGTTTTATCGATTCCTTCATTACGCAATCTAATGAAGGGTTTACGATCGGTAAAACCGATGGGTCAAGCTCAATCATGTTCTCACCAGCAGGACGTATTTCTATGTTCTCTTCTGGTAAAGAAGTCATGTATATTGATAAAGGTATGTTGTATATTGACAATGGTACTTTTGTTAAAACTATTCAAGTAGGTCGTTATAGGACTGAACAATATTTCGCTGACTTGGATATGAACGTTATCCGATATGTCGGTGATATCAATGTGGGAGGTAACTAATGTCAGAACATTGGAGTAATAACGACCGTGGGTATCGGTTGAAGATGTGGATTGACCTTGTAGATCAGAATGATGTAGAAAACTATTCTAACTATAGGATTCGTGTATTCTTGGTCTCTGGTGGTTGGTCTTTTACTGGTTATAACTGTACAGGTTTTATTGATTTTGATGGTGGACGACACTATGGATTCAGTATTGGTACTCTAGGTGCTGGTCAAACACAACAACTGCTAGATGAAACCTACAAGGTATGGCACGATGGTAATGGTAATAAACGATTTGGTATCATGGCTCAGCTTAATGGACAAGGTGGATATTCTCCAAATACTTTGGTTATTAACGGATTTGATGTCGATGTTCCACCTATTGCCCGAGCATCCACAAGTGATGGTTTTGAGGCATATTTTGGACAACAAGTGACCATTAATATCGATAAGAAAAATGCTGCTTTTAGACACAAGGTCTTATACAAGTTTGGTGTTAAATCTGGTGTTATTGGTGAGAACGTTGATACAAGTGTTGCTTGGACTGTACCTACAAGTCTGACTTCAGAACTTGGTACGGATAAAAAACACAACGGTACTCTTGTTATTGAGACGTATTCTGGTTCTACAAAAGTAGGACAAGTTGAATATGGGATTGTGTTAAAAATCAACGATACTAATGGTGATGTTAAACCTACATTTCAAGGCATAACTTTAACAGAGACCAATCAAGCCGTTAAAAATGTCATGGGTTCTAACACGACTTTCCTTCAAATCTTGTCAAATATACAATGTACATTTGTTGGCGCTGTTGGTAGTTTTGGTATTGGTATTAAACGATATCATGCCGAAATTGTTGGAAAGAATACATCAATAAACGATAATAATGGTCGATTTGGTGTAATGAATTTTACTGGAGATTTAACCATATCTGCGTATGTTGTAGATGAACGTGGTTTGAAATCAGATGTGAAATCAGTTAATATTCGAGTATTACCATATTTCTCACCTACGATATTCTTTACAGCAGATCGTGTTGGACAAAATGCATCACAAATTAAACTATCTACAACTTACAAGGTCGCAAACCTAAAAGTTGATGGTGTTCAAAAAAACAGTGTAAGTGTTAAATTCTCAACATCAGAAGACGGTGGTGGAATATTTGTGTTGAATGAAGGTTCTAATTCTAACTTTGGGTCTAACCAAATAGTAGAAGAAGTTAACCGTATTGGTATTCTTACTGGCGATTTCTCTCCTAAGAATGCATACACTATACGAGCGACAATTTCAGACAAGTTATCACCTCCTGTATCTTACGACCTTCCAGTATCAACAGAACAAGTGGTTGTGGAATATGACCGTAATGGTGTTGGTATTGGTAAAGTTCGAACAATATACAAGGTGGAAGTTGCACCTGGTGATGTTAGTCTTGAAGAGGGTGTTTATCGAATTAAAGATAAAGAAATCCAAAACCATCAACTTACTGAGAAAAACGGTACTTGTTTGAAAGTCAATTCAGGCGATGCTAACAATCTCCTAAAGACTGGGTTCTACAATGTTAACGATTGTGGTAATATGCCAAATAATGACCGTCAATGGTGGTATCTAACAGTTATTTCTAATGGTGATACTTATGTATCACAACAAGCTAATTCTTTCTTTAATGATAAGATTTACACTCGACAAAAACGAGGAAATCAATGGACTAACTGGGTGGCACTCCAACAAGAAGTAAAACCAGTAGAGCCTAAGTTTCCTGATACTGAATGGTCTGAGTCTAATGGTAAAATGACGTGGAGAGTTTCTGCTAGGGTTCTATATATTTCTATTAATTTTACTGCTGAAAACGAAGGAACCGTTGTTGGTGGTTTCCCAGCAAAATATCTAGAGCATTATCCAGATCCATTAATGTTATCTGGTGTTGATTTCTCACGTGAAGAACGTAGGAACTTGTTATTCCAGGTTAACCTTGATGGGTCAATCCACGTGTTGAATACCGTAAAAGGCAGACTTATAAGAACAGTTGTAACAATTCCAATTTAGAAGGAGTGAGATTAGAAATGAGAATACATACAAAAATTGCATTGGCTGGCCTCGTCGGCACAACTACTATCGGATTGGCTAATATGAGTGAACATGCTGAGGCACGTACTCGCAATGTTACTCCCGATAGTAGCGTTATTTTAAACAAAGATAATAACATTGGAACAATTCATAAAGATATTTGTTCTGACGTTGTACAATTCCCTCTTGGAGGTAAGTAACATTGTTGTATCTACTCACATCGACACACCCCCCAGCAGATGGATTGGGTAGACTCATAGGATATATCGCTGACTTCTACAGTCATGGTATTGATGAACATCTTATGGTAGCTGCTACATTCTGGGTGATTATTCTTGATATTACTTTAGGATATATCAGAAGCTGGGCTCGTAAGGAATTCTCTTCCACAATAAGTAAAGAAGGCCTTGGTAGTCATGTATTTATATTTGTAACTGTAGCAATAAGCTACCCTTTAGCTGTATTGGCTAATGTAACAACAGAAGCTGATATGTTTATTTATTATTTATTCTTTTCTTATGCAGCGTCCATTCTAAAAAATGGGGAAGCTATTGGTATTAGAATTCCATTTATTACCAAATATGTGTCGGATAGAGTAGACCCTCATAAGAATGAAGATGAAGTTAAAAAGGAGAAAAATAATGATTAATTTTAAATTACGTTTACAAAACAAAACTACACTTATCGCTCTTATCTCAGCAGTATTCTTGATGCTGCAACAATTTGGACTTACAATCCCTAGCAACATCCAAGAGGGAGTTAATACTCTTGTTGTTATCTTGGTTATCCTTGGTATTGTTACAGACCCAACAACTAAAGGTGTGGGTGATAGCGAACAAGCCTTGAATTATCACGAACCACGCAAAGACTAAAAAAGGAGTAACCCATGTCTAAATTGATGACGTCCCTCAGACTTATTGATGGTGGCGATGTTATCAAAAGCGGAGACACTTCTTCAGAATTTACATTCGAAATCCTAGACGATGATGGGAACGTATTTCCTCTAACTGGAGAAGGTATTGTTACATTGTCTCAACTTGGTGAAATTAAATTCTCTAAGAATGTTAAAGTTATTGACGGCGTTGTCACATTCGCTCTAGGGAAGAGTTTAGAATACGGTAAATATCTACTTGAGATTAAGGTAGACGGTCATATCTTCCCTTCTAACAAATATAAAGTCAAAGTAGTACAATCTTCTTTCGGTGGGGATACTCTTATTCCTCCTGATACATACGAAGAGAAACTACGCGTCATTGCTAACGACATTAAACAAGCAGGGTTAGTCGATAGCGGTGAAGATTACCTTAACATTTACAACCTTGCTAAGATTTAGGAGGACTCTATGTCAAATCTTTCAAATGCATTCTCAGCCGTAGGTGCTGATATTAAACGTATTGATGCTGCTCTTGCTCAAAAAGCTGACAAGACTGAAGTAGCTAGTCTACCAACAGGAATTAATCAAGAACAACTTAACACTGCAATTGCGCAAGCTAAAACTGACCTTATTGGTGGAGCTCCTGAAGAGCTTGATACTCTTAAAGAACTTGCTGATAAAATCAATGCTGGTGGTGGTAATGTTGATGGTGGTATTATTACTAAACTTACAGAGATTGGTAATCGTGTTACAGCTATTGAAACTGAAGACTTGGTAGCAGCATATACAGCAGCTAAGGGGTAATAATATATGAGCAATCTAGAGTTTGCTAAAGCTGTAGGTAAAGATATTAAAAAAGCCCAATCTGATATCATCAATAATAAATATGAACTGGTAAATCCATCTAATGGTGAACGATTTATCAGCCCTATTAGTTATTGGTATCCTGATTTCCAGAAAGCAACATCTAAGTGGAACCAAGCCATTACTATGTCTGACAAACTCGGATTTGTTATTATTAACCCTAATAGTGGGCCTGGTGACCAAAAAGATGATATGTATGTCAAACAAGCTATTCGGGCTAAAGCCGTAGGAGCCACTGTCATTGGATATGTTGCAACTGGATATGGTAGAATCGAGATTGACTCTATTATCAGTCAAATCAAACAATACCAAGAATGGTACACAATTGAAGGTGTGTTCCTAGATGAAACAATTAATGGATTCTCACAACAAGCTAGTCTTATTCCTAAATATATTGATATGGGTAAACGTATCAAAGATGTTTACGGAAAAGACTTCATTGTGGTGGCTAATCCTGGTTCAAATATCGATGAATCGTTGTTGGATTCTGCTGATGTATTCATGAACTTTGAGTCTTCTGCTGATAATTATATTTCTCGTGAAGTAACACCTTCATATTATTTATCACAACCTTATAATAAGTTCTGGCATTGTATTTACAACGTCACAAAAGAAAATTATAAGGCTATTCTTGATAAGGCTGATAAAGAGCATGTCGGACATTTATATCTTGTTGATAATCCAAGTTATGGTTCGCCTGCATCGCCATGGCTACAAGACGCAATGCGAAATTGGGCTAATAAAAACTCCTCTCTTGCAAGAAGTATTGAAGAAATAAAATCTTCATCATTGTCTGTTAGTCAAGCGTATGGATTATTTCCAACATATAATAACTTTTTCCTACAGGTTATGGAACAAAATAAATTTGCGCAAGACCCTATTGTAGTTAAATCTCAATTACCTACAAGAGAAATTGATGCTTTAAAACAGAAGGTCGAAGAGTTAGAGAGAACTATCTCTGAGATTAAACAATCTATTCAAAAATAAGAAAGGGGTATTCTAAATGAGTGTCCAACAATCTATTGTTAATTGGTTTGTAGCTCGTCGTGGTCTTATTACATATTCAATGTATGGGTCACGTAATGGTTCTGATGGTACTGGAGATTGTTCTGGTACCGTATCACAAGCCTTGAAAGAAGCTGGTATCGGTATTCAAGGTCTTCCTTCAACTGTAACTCTTGGTCAACAACTTGCGAATAACGGTTTCTATCGTGTAAGTCGCAATGAAGACTGGGAACCTCTCATGGGCGATATTGTCCTTATGAGTTGGGGTGCTGATATGTCTTCATCTGGTGGTGCTGGTGGACACGTCGGTGTAATGCTTGACAGTGTTAACTTCATCTCTTGTGATTACTCAACACAAGGAGCACCTGGACAAGCCATCAATACTTATCCATGGGATAGCTATTATGGTTGGAATAAACCAGCTTATATCGAAGTATGGCGTTATTCTGATTCAGCTCCTCAAACAAATAATCAACCTAACACGGTTGTTAATCCACAACAAGAGAAAGCATATTATGAAGCCAATGAAGTTAAATACGTTAATGGTATTTGGCAAATTAAATGCGATTACCTCAGCCCAATTGGATTCGATTGGACTGAAAATGGGATCCCAGTTGATATGGTTAACTGGGTTGATAAAGATGGTAACGACCTTCCAGACGGAGAGTCTAAAGACTTTAAAGCTGGAATGTTCTTCTCATTCGCTGGTGATGAAACCAATATTGTGGATACTGGAGATGGTGGATACTATGGTGGGTATTACTGGCGTCTATTTGAATTTGGTCAATTCGGTACAGTATGGCTATCATGCTGGAACAAAGACGACCTCGTAAATTATTATGAATAATCAAAAAGGGGATTAGGAATGAAAAAATCTATTATTACAATTGCGACTGCTTTGACATTGTTTACTGCTGGTGTTAGCTCAGCTAGTGCCTACACTTTTGGTAATGACTACGACACAATCCGTCAAGGTCAATCCGGACAAGAGGTAGGTAATCAAGATATTCATGGCAAATTCCTACCACAAACAACCAATTTTGAGTTGTATAATTATGTAGGACAACATACAGAATATGGCGGTCATCTTGTTGTACGACAATGGCAACCTAAGTCAGAGGCATCTGTAATTAATGATGTAAACGATTACTCACTTGACAATGGTAATAAGGTTTACAACTTTGACTCATTTGGATATCAGTTACCACAAACTACTGACTTTGGGTCAAAAACTTATATTGGATATTTCCAACTTAAAGATGGTACAATCTATCGTTATTGGAAATAAATAATTAGACTGCAAGCTTATTTGACCGCTTGTGGTCTTTTTTCAAGGAGGATTGTTATTTGGTAACAGTAGCAGAAGTTATTAATCGATTTGCAGATATGGCTAATCGTCATACTGGGGTCGATATTGATGGAGCCTATGGTATGCAGTGTGTGGACGTACCTAATGCACTAGCACAATGGTTCTTCGGTAAACGTATGCCTGGTAATGGTATTGATATGCTGGCTGCAGGTCGTGCTAATGGATGGGCTGTATTACCAGCATCACAATGTGCACCAGGTGATATCTTTTGTAAGTCAGAGCCAGGTCATGGGTATGGGCATACAGGTCTTATCATTGCTCGTAATGGTAATAGCATTCGTTCTATTGACCAGAACTATGGTACTAACGGATATGGTGGCCCTTGTGTGTATGTAAATAGACAAATTGATGGGTCTTGGCTTGGTGTAACTAGACCTCCATATTCTGACGCAGGTCGTTCAAGCGGTTCGACTGGTGGAGGGGAGAAGAAACCAGGATTCCCTGTTAGGGATATTACTTACGGTGGACACACTTTCTCAGCAGCACATCAATCAGACCTGTTACAATGGTGTGTTAAACGTAATCTATTGCCTTCGGGTTGTTATTCTCAGTTGTATGTTGAGTCTTGGTGGGGTGCGTCTAATGTGGCCCGTGTAGATAATAACTGGGGTGGTATGACTGGTGGAGCTCAAACACGTCCATCGGGAGTAGTTGTAACAACTGGTAGTTATCGTCCTGCCGCAGAAGGTGGTACCTATATGCACTATGCGTCAGTATCTGACTATTTCAATGACTGGACATATCTTGTATCTGGACATGGGTATAACTGTTCTGGTAAACAAGATATTAATGGATATACTCTTGGTCTGTTTAGGGAAGGTGGAGCTGCTTATAACTATGCCGCAGTTGGATATGCTGCATATGCACCACAAATGTCTGGTGTACGTAATGGTATAAACGGCTCTAATGGCGGATATCTTGACGCCCTTGACCAAGCTTGGAAAGACGGTAGCATTGGTGAGGGGTATGGCGGACAAGGAGATAACTCACAACCTGCATACCCTACAATGGCATTTAGGTTCAACATTAAGGACGATCCTGAGAACTGGAACCCTGGCACCGTATATCTATACAACGGAGCTATCAACGAAATTCAAGGTATACACAACTCAGAAGAACACAAGTATATTCAAGAGATTTTCAAGGATTGTGCTCAACGTGACCTACAAGGTTATACTTGGGAGAAGGGTAAATCTGAATACAAGCATTTATTTGCCTTGTTAAATCCAGGTTCACAATCAAAACAAATTCAAGATACTCTTGATAAGATTATTAAAGAATTGGAAGAGGCGGTGCAGTGATATGGCAATGTCTTTTAGATTTAATGTAAAAAATGACCCAGGAAACTGGAATCCTGGAACCGTGTATTTTTACAACGGTTCAATCAACGAAGTACAAGGTATCCATAATGGGGAAGAACACAAATATATTCAAGACGTATATAAAGAGTGTACTGGTCTTGAATTGAAGGGTTATATATGGGACGCTAAAGTAGCACCCGTATATGTACGTTTATTTGGTACTCTACAACCTGGGTCTCAAACAGGTGAAATTAAGAGAGCACTGGATAAGATTTACGAAGAATTAAGTAAGGCGGTGGATTAATATGCCTGTTAGTTTCTTCTTCAATATTAAAGGAGACCCAAACAACTGGAACCCTGGAACATTGTGGTTTTACAATGGTGATATTAATGCCATTCAAGGTGTACATAATACTGAAGAAATGAAATACATTCAAGGTACATTTGAAGACACAAACCTAAAACCTTTAAAATGCTATTGGTGGACGAGTGCTGCTCCAGTATATGTTCGTGTGTTTGGTGTTCTTAATCCAGGAGCGACTGGTCTTTATGCTGAAAGTATAATGAAAAAGATTAAATATATCAAGGAATTATCGAGAGCTTATATTGAGATATATGGTGACCCTACACATTTCATTCCTAAAATAGCTGTGCCTATTAGGGCAGATTGTACAAAGACTGCAGAAATCTTAGGAACAGCGGTAATCGATTACAAGTATAAGCTTGATAAAACTAAAACGGTATGTGATTATCATTGGGGTTCTATTCAGTTTAATGGTCAAACTGCTTGGATTACACTAGGAGACATTACTGGTGAAACTTACGGTATTCTTGAAAAACACTATTTTGATGAACCACCAAAAGAAGGCCCTAAAAATGACACTAAACCTGCTCCTGTTATTGAACCAAGACAAGGAAAAGCAGTTTATAAAGCTGATGAAGTTAAATACGTTGCTGGTATTTGGCAAATCAAATGTGACTATCTTGCACCAACTGCATTTGATTGGATTGAGAATGGAATTCCTGTATCTATGGTGAATTGGGTCGATAGTAGCGGTAGGGATATTCCGGATGGAGATGACCAGAACTTCAAGGCTGGTATGTATTTCACGTTCGCTGGTGATGAAGATAACATCGAAGATACTGGACGTGGAGGATATAACGGCGGATGGTATTGGCGTTTATTTACATTTGGTCGTTTTGGGAATGTGTGGCTTTCAGCCTGGAACAAGGATGACCTTGTAAACCATCGTAAAAAATGATTTTTGAGTGTGTTATTATGAAAGGTAACACACTTTTATCCTCTCATATAATAGAAAGAGAGGAATTTAAAAATGAATAAATTCAAGAACAAAGGGATGGGAATCATATACGGATTCGCTATTATACTATTCCATGCTGTTGGGCATTGGTTAACAATACAATATAAATATGATGAGAGTTTTCATCAATTTGTAATTAATCTCAAGAATGCGATATTTAGCTATTTTAATAGCAATATCCCTCTTGAAGTTACAATTGGGATTTCAGGATTCATGTTTATAATGATGATAATCAGCTCATTCTGGAAGTATAGCGAATAAGGGATTTACAAGTCCCTTCTTTTTTTACCTCTAATATAATAGAAAGAGAAAGGAGAACAAAATTATGAATATTATTATTGGGCTGGCTTTAATTATCCTAGGGATTAAATATCTAAACAAAGGATGAGATTAGGGCTACGGCCCTATTTTTTTTTACCTCTAATATAATAGAAAGAGAGGAATATAACTATGAAAAAATTACTTGGATATTCTGATGAAACTCAGAAACGAATTGACGATGCGTGCGACGCAGGATTGAATTTCCTTAAATGGATTTTCACAATGCTCGTGTTATTATGCATTGCAGGTATGGTTGTGTTAGCTGAAATTATCATGAAACTTGTAGAAGTGATTTTCTAGTAAACTCTTGAGGGCTCACTGCCCTCTTTTTTTTCTGGCTATATAATAGAGGTAACACTCTAAAATAAAAATTATAGGAGGACATTGTTATGTCTAAGAAAAGCAAAAAAGTTGAAGAAGTAAAAGAAGTTGTTGAAGAAGTTGAAACTGAGGTTGTTGAAACTGAACAAGTTGAACAACAAGCTGCTGAAACTGAAGAAGTAAAAACTGAACTTGCTGAAGTAGAAAAGAAGACTGAAGATGAAGTTGAAGTTGTGGAAAAGACAAAGAAATTTGATCCATTCCATAAAATCAAAGAAAATCCGAAGAAAGCTTTAGCTACAGCGGTTAAGGGTATTGCTGTCTTTGGTGCAGGTGTGCTTGCTGGTAAAGCTCTGTTTGGTGGAAACGATACAGTACAACCTGATACGATTGAAGATGCTGAATTCAAGGAAGTTGTTGACGAAGATGTAGATGTTAATACTTCAGAAATTGAAGAATAAGAATGTTACACATTAAGAACCTTCGGGTTCTTTTTTTTTTTGAAAGGATAAAACGAAATGGGAATGATATTACCCTCAAAACTAAACAATCAGATTTGTAGGATCTTATACAAACGTACAATGGAGTACGTCGAAAATATTGAAGCAGGATTCACATATCCTGACGAAACAGAATTGTATGAATATATGGACGAGTATGGATTGTCTGTAAATCCTATGTCTATAATCAACGAACTATGTACGGCTGAAGAAATAGACTTGCTAATGTCTAATTTACAGATTGTATTATATTTTATGCCACATATTGAACATCAATGTTTAGACGTATTGGATAAGCGTAATGAGCAATGGGATACAGAATACCAATCTTATTTGAAAAGGAATAGAAAATGACATTAAAAGACCAGCTAATTGTAAAACCCGTATTATGCGGAAACTATATTGTTTCTGAAGAAGTAATACAACGAAATGAAGACCTAAATCTTATCGTAAACATTGATAAGAATAACTCAGAAGAACCATCTTTAGTAAAAGACTATATTTATGAAACCAACGACATGGTCTATTACTATACAGGAATATGGCAACGTTTACCACACAAACGCTTTGTCTTAATTTTCCGCCCGTATTATAGAAAGGAAGGTAAATAAATATGAAAGATTTACTAAATAAAGTTAAAACTAAATTCGAAGATGTAATGTTTGTTGAGGTACCATTGAGTGCTGAAGAACGCATTAAGAAAATTGACGAAAAGACGCTGAGTCGTATTGCTGATAAAGCAGACGAGGTGCTTGTTGTTAAAGCTAACTCTAAAGAAGAGTTCGAAGAACAGGTTAATGAGCTATTGAAGATTCGAAAAGCTTTCAACTCTTACAGTGAAGTAACTGTAGAAGAAGAAAAGCCTACGAAACAAATTAGTGAAGGAGCTTGGAAATTCTGGGCTACTGTAGTAGGAAGTGTAACATCAGGCGCTGTAGTCATTTACAGCACATTGTACTCTGACGAAGGCAATTTTATTAATGACTTCACCCGCAAGGTGATCAATAAACGCATCGACGGAGATAAGTTCTGATTTTATTAGTGGAGAGTTTTACAACTCTTCCTTTTTTTTTTTGGAGGATTGTATGAGGGTTTATGTAACAGTACGTGAAGGTGAATATCCAGAAGACGGATATATTATAGATAAACTATTTACAAATTACAAGGATGCACAAGACTCACTTCTTAAACAAGGATATCGTATTCTTAATGAAGAGGACGAGTTATATCAAGATAATGAAAGGAAAGATGGGTACAAATATGCACGTATCTACCACAAGACTTTATGATTAGAAGATTTGAAATTGATGGAACACTCTATCAATATACAATGTTCGCCAACGGACACACATTCCGAATTGAGATTGACGATTTGTTTGATGACCCACAAGCTGATGCGTTTAACCTAGGGTTAATTCAAAACGATTTCGTTATCCATTTTCGTGATATTTTGGAGAATGTTGATTTTATTGGTAAAGTAACAAATGTAGACCAGCAAATTATCGACAATGGATTTGCTGATAGTAAATTTACAATTGAAGGAGATGTATTATGAATAGCTATATTCCTAGCAACAAGATTGAAATGTTGCCTGAGAATTTCTTGTTGATCAATGATGAATATATTGTTGGTGGTTTTCTTATGCAAAAGAAAGAGAATTGGACTTACGTATTTAAACCATTCTCTGGTTTACCAGTTGATGAAGAGAAGGATTGTGTAAATGATATTGCAGTCTATCTTAATGGTAAACTTAAGAAAATTACTAACAATGTATACGCCACGTATTCGTATTTTAACCACGACGAAGACCGATGGTATATTCGTTTCGATTCGATCAAACAAGCAAAATAATTTCCACTTGTATAATAGAGATGGTTATGTCTAAGATTGTAAGCTCAGAGGTAGAGCGACAGATTTAATGCGGACGGTGGGTTCGAGTCCCATCACAATCTAGACACTACCGTCTCTAATTTTTTTTCAGGAGGTACCCAATGGGTAAAGACTACGACAAAATTGAACCAAGTCCAGAAGAGACTAAAGTTCAAGAACCAGCAGAAACTCAGGAAACTGTTGAGGTTACTGAGAAGGTAGAAGTAAGGGAAGTTAAACCAGTCCCTATCAAGAAGAAATCATTGTTCAAACGAGCAGTGATTGCCCTAACGCCAGAAGGAGGATTTAAACAACTCGCACACGACACGTTTATTAATTCTATTATCCCAGCGTCTAAAGACATGCTCTATAATGCAAGTCAAGGTGCGTTGAACGCTATTATTTACGGAGGACGTAATAATGGTGGTAACTGGATTAATGCTGCTGGTCGTGGTGCAGTAGCAGGTGCTCGTACAGGACTACAACAACACGCAAATCGTGTTCCTTATAATCAAATGGGGAACACACGTCAGCGTCAACAACCAGCACCTGTGCCACGTCATGAGTATACGCAAATTGAACACTATACTCAAGCCGATGCAGAATACGTATTAGCCACAATGCGTCAATATATTGTTGACCAAGGCTATGTATCTGTAGGTGATTATTATTCAATCTCGGGTGCAGACCAAACAGGTATTTCTGTATCGTATACCGACAATACTGTAGGTTGGGTTGACCTTAAAGGAGCCCGCACTGTACGTAATCCTAATGGATATTACGTCATCACACTTCCACCAATCACAAACGTTTAGAAAGGATATTGTTATGTTTAAGAATTGGAACAAAAAGAAAATTATGAAAGTCGCTAAGGTTATTTGTTTTGGTATCGTCCCATATTTGGTAGACGTAGCAAAAGAATATCTTCACAAACAAGCTGGGTTTAAAAACCTCATTGTTGAAATGCCAAAATAAGAAAGGATCTAAATTATTATGAAATTCAAAGTACCAGTAAAAGTAAATCGTATGTATCATGGAGTATTGCGTTGGGGACGTCGTAACAGTCCTTATATTTGTACAGGCGTAGGACTTATCGGTCTAGGTGCATCTGCATATATGTTATATCAAGCTCGTCCTGCAATTGAAGCAGGTGTTGAAGAACTTGAACGTGCTAAAGCAGGAGAAGAAGGAGCTTCTACAGCTAACGGTGTTAAAACTATTGCTAAAGCTGTGACTGGGCCTGTTCTCGGTGCTACAGCGTCAAGCCTTTTGATCCTTAACGGACAACGTATTCTATCACAACGTCTTGCAGCTACAACACTCGCTTACAACACACTCTCAAGCAAGCTTGACAAATACAAAGAATGGTTGAAAGAAAACCATCCAGAAATGGCAACACAAATCACACAAGAACTCGAACGCGTGCCTGAAAACAAAGATGAAGCTAAGAAAAAGAAACCAGTACTCGTGGATACAATCAAAAAACCTAGCCTTGTATCCGAAGCAGGATTCTTCGTTGAAGCAAGCCCATTGTTGAGTGACTTGCGTGAAGGCGGAGAATACGATTACGGTATTCTTGAATCAGCAGTTATGCGTGTGTTGAACGATGGTAATCCTGAAGCTCGAGACAGTGATACATTGGCTGAACGCGTTGGTATTTATCGCGCTGAAAACGAACAAGGATATGTGACATTGCGTGATGTATTCCTTGCGTTCGGTATTCCAAAAGAATCACTTGCATCTCATCGCGATGCTGCACCAGTAGACTATCGTCGTGCACGCGACATGGTATGGTCTGCAGGTAGTGCGTCTGGTTCATTCGACTGTCGTGTTGAGGTTGTACCAGTTACTGTGGAAGAAGACGGTGTTGTATTTAAGAAAGACCGTTTCTTCGTATCATTCGCTCGTGCACCACACTACGATTACTACGCAATTAAAGGATAATAAACCTTATATTAGACAGTAAAGCTGTGGTCGTGCTGCTAACAGGAGATGTTAAACAACGACAAGCACTGATATAAGAAGAGGCCTCATGTCGTGAGATTCGGGCTTTAGAAAGGATAACACAATGAATAAAAAATCATTACTAGCAATTATTGGATTGGGCGCAGTTTCTACTACTGCCCTAATCTATAATTATTTACAATGGAAATCTAACAAAGAGTTAGAAGAACAACTAGATGTTTTGAATGAAAAACTCGTAGAGCTTAACAATGCTCTTGACAAATATACAAATGTCGAAGTTATGGAAGTAAAACTAGAAGTAGAAGAAGAGCAACCTAAAAAATCCAAGGTTGTTCCTTTATATCAACCACAAGTAACTGGGCCAGCTCCAGTAGAACAGGTTGAAGAAGTAAAGACCATTGTAAATGATGTCAATAAACAAACTGAGAAACGTGATGAGTTTCTACAACAGTTTGAAGTCAACCAACGTGAAGAAAAGATTATTGAGGTAGATGATATGAAAATTGATGCGAATAGCCCTCAAGCATTTTCTATTTATAAAGATAGTATCTTAGCTAGTATTGTGGAAGAGGCTAGTCGTGTTGATGCAGACCAATATCGTGAGTGGACTCGTGATTTCTATAATCTAGGTCATTACGACACTGCCAATATTTCTACACAAGATATTATCAAACAAATGTATGAAATGTTCGATTATCCAATCGACCCTGACTTGTGGTACGATGACGATGAACAATTCCGCTTGAAGATGCTTGAACAACTTGAAAACTTCTTTGGAACTGGAACAGTGTACAGCGATTTTGTTACTTACGGTAACTTCATTGCTAATACTGTTGATTTCCTTGCACAAGAATATGACGAAATTAGTAAACTTGAAATTGCTGCTATCATGCTACAACAGCTTGATGTATTTGACCCAGACACAAATGCGAGTATGATCTTTGACCGTATTAAAGATGTGTTCAACCACAACTTGCGTACTGGATATGGTTATGGCGTCCTAGCAATCAACGAAGACAACATTGGTTGGTTTGTAATGGACGACGCCAAGAATGCTATCCGAAACGAAATCAATGATTTCAACAATTATCTATATGATAATATGGACGAGGTATAATTATGGCCACACCAGGACCAGAAGGAGTCTATGCTATGAGAGTTTATTTTGTTAATGGAGATTGGACTCCGTTACATTTAAACTCTGTAGAATACATGAATTTCCGCAAAGCAGCTAACGATGGGAGTACATATTACTATGGTGATGGTAAGATGATATTCCTTGACAAGATTACACATATCGAAATGTAAGGAGAACAATGATTACCCCTAACAGAAGTGACTTAGGGTTTGTTCCAGACTTCTTAGAATTTGTAGTTGGAGAGACTAAGAAAAATAAATATGTTGTATATTCAGATTTTAATTTCATTAAAAACGATGATATTGTTGTTAAAGGTGGAACCGTCACAGGTTGGTGGACAGGCGAACAATGGATACTAGGACATAAAGGCTTATTTGAGTATATTGATAAACTTATTACAAATTACACATCAGCAGTACGTTCGCTCAACCCTGGTATTGATGTATCCTCACACCTAATGCAACATCATTCTTCGGGTGCTATGAAGCGATTTGACGACTATGTTAACCGTTTTAAATCTGAAGATGATAAGACATTTAACAACAACATATTCTTTCTCTCTGACGAAGTTAAGAAAGAAGATTACTCAACTTACAAATTACCGTATGACCCTACAGAAGGTAAGACAGAGGCATTTAGCGAACTCTTTAATGTCTTGTATGACAAGGAAGAACTAGATAAGATATTGTGGGCTATGGGTGCACTACTGACAGGAAGTATGCCTGATATTCATAAATTCTTATTCATCTACGGACCAAAAGGTTCAGGTAAATCTACAATTCTTAAGGTGTTGGAACTCATTATCGGAGATTACCAAGCACCTATTGATTTACGCGGATTTACAAGTTCTTCTGAGTTTGCAACTGCAGACGTTAAAGAAGTTCCAGTATTGATGGATACCGATAGTGATTTAAGTAAGATTACAAACGAACAGAACTTGTTGAAACTTACAGCACACGAACCAGTGATTATTCGTAAGCTTTACAAACAAGGTTATCCTGTTATCTTTAATGGTCTACTTATCACAGCCTCTAACGAACGATTTAAATTACATAATGCCGACTCAGGTATTACTCGTCGTGCTCTCGTTGTATCACCTACAAGAAATAAGGTAGATTATACACGATATAAACAACTCATGAACTCTATTAAATTTGAAGTACCACAAATTGCGCAATTGTGTATTGACAAGTTTAACGACATGGGTGCAGACTATTACGCTGAAGATGTAGATACAAATATCATCGAGTACTCTGATAAAGTATTTAAATTCTTGCGTGAGTATTACGAGGAATTAGAACACGGTGTTAGCTTTAAACAAGCAGCATCTATGTTCGAGTCGTTCTTGGAAGATATTGGTTGGAACACAACTGGTGTCAAACGTAAGTTGGAATCTGACTTAACTTTATATTTCAATAAGTTTGAGGACAAACATGAAATGCCAGACGGATCTATTGTCCGTAACTGGTACAGTGATTTGAACCGAGAAAAAGTATTCCCTGAATTGTTGAAAGAGAAACATCAAAAGGCTAGGGAAGAAAAGAAAGAACAACCAGTTATTGAGTTAACTGAACACACAAAGGAGGACAACGTGTTTGATGTAGAATATCACGATGTACCTGCACAATACGCTACAGAAGATGGTAGTAGACCTATGAGAAAATGGGACAATTGCACAACGACATTAAGCGATTTAGACCCAACTAAATTACACTTTGTAAGAGTCCCATATAATCATATTGTTATTGATTTTGATTTGAAGAACGACAAGGGTGAGAAAGACTTGTCTATGAACTTAGCTAAAGCATCTCTATATCCTAAGACTTATACAGAAGTATCTAAGTCTGGAGGAGGTATTCACCTTCATTATATTTATGATGGTAATGTAGAGGACTTAGCTAATGAGGTTGAACCTGGAATTGAGATTAAGAAATTTACAGGACACTCATGTCTTCGTCGTAAATATACCAAATCTAACAACCAATTTATCGCTCATATTTCTTCTGGTCTTCCTTTAAGAAAGGATGAGAAAGTGTTTAAAGATGTAGAGGATATTGTATGGACTAGTGCAAGCCTGCGAGCGTTCATTGAAAAATGTTTGAACAAAGAACATCATGGTGCTACAAAACCTGAAGTTGATTTTATTGCTAAAAATATGAAAATTGCAGAAGAGCAAGGTCTTAAATACGACTTGTCTGACATGAAGTACAAGGTTAAAGATTTTGCTATAAACAGCAAAAATCAAAAAGACAATGCTTACAAAGTATGGGCGTCTATCAACTGGAAAACTATCGAAGACGAACCAGTAACACAATCTAAATCGTTATTCGTTCCAGAAGAAGATATATACTTCTATGACTTGGAAGTATATCCTAACTTGAATATTCTTTGTTTCAAGAAATACGATAGTACATTGTCTGAAGACCCTAAGATTGCTCGTAAACAACTCTTCGACTCTGTTCCTGACGAAGTATGGGAGTCTAATGAATCGTGGACAAGTCCAGATAACACAATTGGTGTGTGGTATAACCCTACTCCAGCAATGTGTGCGTCTATCATGAATAAAGCTCGTGTCGGATTTAACAACCGAGATTACGATGCTCATATTTTCTACGACATGTATTGTGGTAAGAAACCTGTTGAAATCTTTAATCAATCTCAAATGATTATCGATGGGCCACGAGATAAAAACCCAGGTAGACGTGGGCCTGCGTACTCTATGGACTATGCCGATATCTTCGAGTTCCATGATATTAAGATGAGTCTTAAGAAATGGGAAATCGAGATTGGATATCCTCACGATGAGTTTGAATTCCCTTGGGATAAACCTCTTGCCAAAGAACATTGGGGTCGTGCTGGTAAGTATTGTATGAACGACGTAGGTGCTACTGAGTTCTTATGGAAATATCATCTTACACAAGATGCATTTACAGCTCGTAAGATTCTATGTACGATTACAGGATTACCACCAATCAACAAAACCCAAGTACTTGGTGCACGTTTTTTATTTGGTAATGATAAAAAACCACAAGATAAGTTTAATTGGTATGACTTGGCTAAAGAGTTCCCAGGATACAAATATGACAAGTTTGGTAATCCTAAATCAACATACATGGGAGAAGCCACATCCGAAGGTGGATATGTCTATGCCGACCCAGGAGTATATGAAAACGTTGTAGTATTGGATATTGCATCTATGCACCCACATAGCCTTATTGCGATGAACTACTTCGGCCCTTATACTCCTAAGTTCGCAGGTATTGTTAAACTACGTATGGGTATTAAAACTGGCCATATTGATGAAGCTCTTAGAGCGTTTGATAGTGTTGATAAAAACTTCTCAGAACAACTTAAACCGTTCTTGGAGAATGCGTCTGAGGCTAAAGGTCTTGCCCATGCTCTTAAAATCATTATCAACATGATTTATGGTATGACATCTGCACCATATCCTAACACATTCAAAGACCCTCGTAATATTGACAACTGTATTGCTAAACGTGGTGCTTTATTTATGGTACAACTTAAACATGAAGTACAAGCAAAAGGATACAAGGTTGTTCATATTAAGACTGACTCAATTAAGATTGCAAATGGTGACCAAGCTATTATTGATTATTGTATGAAACGAGCTCGTGAATACAAATATGAGTTCGACCACGAACATACATACGACCGTATGGCTTTGGTTAACGATGCTGTTCTTATTGCACAAATTGGATGGCCTGAAAAAGAAAAAGGTAAATGGGAAGCAGTTGGTGCTCAATTCGCAGTACCTTATATTAAGAAGACATTGTTTACTAACGAACCTGTTAAACCAGAAGAATTCGCTATGTTGAAACAAGCCAAAGGTGGTTCTATTTACGTTAATAACAAGTTTGTAGGCAAGAATGCTTATATTTATCCATCTCGTACTGGTGGAGAAGCTATTGTTAAACGTCCTATAAATATTACACAATCTATTAGATTACATTACGACAAACCTATTGAGACCTTCTTGCCTAAACGTGATCAAGTAGGAACTCCTCAAGAGGTTGAACAACGTCGTATTGAACGTATTGCCAATAAGGTTAAAGTAGAACCTGAGATTGTACAAGAGGTCATTAACTCTAACTTTGATGATTATGTTATCGATAAACCTTATGCACTTACAGGATGTTCTGGTTATAAATGGAAACTCTGGGATGAGTTCGAATCACTCGAAGATGTCGATATGATGTATTACAACGACTTACGTGCTAAAGCAGTTGATGCTATTTACGCAGTAGGTGATGGTAATATCATGTTCAAAGGTACTATGTTTGAAAGGAAGAACAATGAAGAAATGGTTGTTTAACTTTCTAGAGAGGATTAGGTCTCCTATCCTTTATCTAGTTACAGTAAGCCAGGCACAAGCTGGTGATGATGAAAATACAATGGGTATTAAAGTATTCCAACTTGCAATGCCTAAACGAAGTCTAAAACGACTAACACAAGCGTATGAGCTTTCACCTTTACAACAACCTTTCATTGTTCTGGATTTAGACGATAAAAGTAAGATTAGTATTAATGTGAATGCTGTACGCGAAATCTCTGCGATACCTTGTAAAGATGAGGACGAACTTAAAGAGTTTGTCAAATCATCTGAGTTTACGTACAACAAGATTTGGATTGGTATGCGTGAGGTGATTATTGATGGATGATAAAGATATTGTTCGTTTAATTAACATTATGAAACCTCACATTGAATCTAAACGTAATCGAGCACACGTTGATATGGACGAACTACTATCGTTAAAGATGGTAGGTATGGCTGATGCTAAGTGTGCAGATTATTTCAATGTCAGTCCTAGTACGATATATCGCAGAGTACAACAATTAAAAAAGGAAGGTAAACTATGATTTTATCACATAGATATCTGTATAATATTCCAGATAAATTACACCCGCGACCGTTTGATGAACTATACAATGTAGTCTCAGACTATAGGACTTTTATTCATATTTGTAGAAACAAGGCAGATATGTCATCACTAGAGTTCGACTATCAACAATCACTACACACACAAGAAAGTGTTGTGGAAGATGCATGTAGATTTGAACTTGGTGCTGGGAATAAACGTTTATATTTATTCCAAGGATATTTCAAGATTGATGATTATATTCGACAAAAGATTAAAGATACTGGCGGAAATTTCTCTGTAGAGATTGAGGCTATTGATGTTGAAGACAGTCACAAATCTGTATTATTCCGTGGAGATGATAACTACGTCTTGTATGCATCTACAACTTCAAGACCTACAAACAAAGAGAAAGTATATATTGATTCGACTAAAACGTCTGGGGGTTCGTTCGTTAAAGTCAAGTATTCTTCTGGATATTATTACGAGGAGATTATTCCATGATAATCAAAGAGCTCCAGCCTATGCGACGTATCATCCAAGGAGGAGGTAAACGTATATTAGGCGAACGATGCAAAAGGGAGCGAGACTTATTTGGTAACACAAACTGGATTAACAACAAGTATGGAAATGATAAAACTGGCGCTATAAAAAATTGGAATAGAGATACCAACGAATTTAAAACCATTATGGACTGTGAGTATTATCCAACATATGGATTATCTGTTGATGATATTACATACTATATACATGCTTGTGAGGGAGACCTTGAAGTAATCCTACGTAATCCTAACTTGTTAGATGGTAAGAGTCATAATATATTCAACAAGACTGTACGCTATCTAAAAGAGTTACCTATATCTCGTTGTGCAAACTATTTGTACAATCACCCTGAACTATTGGGTTCATTTTTATATGACCCTAACACAAACTCATTCATGTCGAAGATGTCTGATTATGAGGTTCGACGTGATATTTATTCACTATTAGTAAAGAAAAAATTCGGAAGGTATGTCGCAAATCACAAAAAAACTCGACACGGCATTACTAGCAAACTCGTGGGGTGAGGATAGAGTCCCTGAAGACTCTCCTTACAACCACAACAGAAAGAAAGGAAAATAACACCATGGCACTTACAATCAACAACAACCGCATTTCATTCCCTAACTCACGTCTTCGTTTTCGTAATTTTGCAGGAATTAATCGTGACGGATTTGCAGATAAACGCACATTCTGCGTAGATATTATCGACGAAGATTTGATCCAAGACCTTATTGAATACGGATTTAATGTTAAAGTAACACAACCTATGGACGCTGCTCGTTATAACGAACGTGCACTACAAAACGAATGGACTGAACCATACGATCAGTATATTGCAAACTTTGTACCTACACATTATATTCAAGTTAAAGCAACAAACAAAGCTGGCGAACCAATCAAAGACTTTGTTAAGATCTACAACATTGATGATGTTACAGGTAATGCTGTTCGTATTGATAACTCAGACCAAGCATCTCTTGCAAGTCTTGATAATTTATTCTACAAACATGCTGACGTTGTAGCGTCTGTATACGAATGGCATTATCAAAATAACTCAGGATTCAACTTATATTTGAATGCAATTTATTTCCACACAGAACCATATTCAGGTGGTGGAGATGAGTTCTATCAAAAATACGTACTTGGTCAAGACACTGCTGATGAACCAGAACTCCCATTTGACTAATGCCTTTAGAATCATATCTAGAGCGTAGAGTATGCGCTACTATACGGAAATGGGATGATCATATTTGGGTGCAAAAGAATGATCCGAACATTATACAAGGTTTCCCAGACCGTGTCGTATTCTACAAAGGTAAGGTCGCATTTCTTGAATTTAAAAAGAGTAAAAACTCACCAGCAAGACCTAATCAACCATGGTATATTGAGACTCTAAACAAAGAGTTTGGTTTTGCTAGGTTTATATATCCTGAAAACGAGATAGAAGTTCTTGAAGCATTAAAAGAGTTTCTATTCTAATCCGACGGGCCATGTCGAGAGATTCGCCCAATAGAGAGGAGAACTATGGACGATTTTTATAAGTATGAAAGATTGATGATTTCGTTCGGGTTTGTTTGGTCTGAGGCTGATAATCTATTTATCAAGGAAGATGATAACTATATTCCTGAAGTCACAGTAGAACAAGCTAAAGATATGTACAAGGTTATCTATGGCGATTAAATTTGGTGAAATCGAATTATACGAAGACCAAGAAATAGCTTTAAACAAACTATCTAGCGGTAATGTCCTTGTAGGTGGAGTTGGTTCAGGGAAGACATTTGTGTCTATATTCTGGTATTTGAAGAACTATCCAGATAGACCATTGTTGGTAATTACAACTCCATCTGCGCGTGATATGGTTAAGAAGGGACATACAAAACCAGACTGGCATGAGTCTATTGAGGCTTGTGGTATTAGCGAAGATAGGTATATGGTAGATAGCTGGAATAACATTGAGAAGTACAAGAAAGTGAGAGACACTTGTATTATCTTTGATGAACAACGAGCTATCGGGTATGGTAAATGGGCTAGAACATTCATACATTTAGCAAGGTTTAACAACAACGCTTGGATAATGACAAGTGCAACTCCAGGTGATGTTTGGATGGATTACGTTCCTCTGTTTTGTGCTAATGGATTTTATAAACACAAGACAGACTTCTGTAACCAACACGTTATTTGGAATCCGCATGTGAAATTCCCTGCAGTACAACGATATGTTGGTACTGGTAGACTAAATGCTTTACGTGAACAAATCCTTGTTAAGATGGACGATAAACGTAAGACAGTAAGACACAAGTCTGTTAAGCATGCATATTATAATGTGGATAAGTATAACCTGATTGTTAAAGAACGATTCAATTATGACACAGGTATGCCTATTCAGAATGCATCGGAATTCACACATTGTCTAAGACGTGTTGTTAATACAAGTCCAACTCGTGCTATATTGTTGTTAGAACTAACTGAAAGATATGACCGTATTATTGTGTTCTACAACTACACTTACGAGTATGAGATGATTGTTGAACAAGCAGAGAAGATAGGTATGAAATGGGCTGCTTGGAATAGAATGAAGCATGAGAATGTACCAACTGGGGATAAATGGTGGTATATTGTCCAGTACAATGCTGCTGAGGCTTGGAATTGTATTACAACTAACTGTATGGTGTTCTGGTCTTTAAACTCATCTTACCGCAAGATGGAACAAGCTGAAGGTCGTATAGACCGTCTTAACACTTCGTATAAAGATTTATATTATTATTACTTCTTGTCCGATGCTGTCATTGATAAACGTATCATGGTAGCGATTGAGAACAAGAAAGCATTCAATAACTCAGCCTTTGCTAAGAAGTATTACGGGCTTGAGTTTACTAAGGAGAAATTAAATGAAACTAAAACTAACTAACTATGCATGGGATATCGAAACAAAAGATAAAAAAGACATTCAAATGTCAAGTATTGTGGATTTGGATTCAATCCTTATGTTCATTCCTAAGTATGCACTTGGGTTTGGATATCGTAAACCTGTTCTTGCTAACGATGGTAGCGACTTGAATGACCCAACTCCAACAGGAGCTCGTGGTGCACGTGGAGGAATTATGAACCTCTACGATACAGCATTTTCTGGATACGCTGCTCTACCTGTAGGTTATATTGCTGTAATGAAGAATGGTAACTACGTTCCATTTACAGACTTTGAAACACCTTATAACAGCGACAAATGGTCTGTGTATGATAACCTTTCTCTAGAAGATACTAAGCAATGGATGGAAATCCAAAAAGAACAAACGCATATTGACCACTCAGTGTTGGACTCTATCACAGATAGTATTGACCTGGAAACTAAATACTACGCGATGTATCAAAAACCATACACGCAAAGTGTTGTTGAAGTACTTGATATGGGGCTTGATCATATTCAACGAAAGATTAACGATTTACAAGACGAATTCCTAATCCTTGTTAAAACTGATGAACCAGCTCAGCACGATAGTGCTCGTAAGACATTTAAATATCTAGCTAACTTTAACACAATCATCAATGTCACACGTGCATCTACATACCAACCAGACTACACCACTAGTACAAACCAAATCGAGCAACCTTATATTCCTGGATTTGTATTTGATTACACTTGTGATAGTGATGTTATGAAAGCTTTGCAACGCATTACAGGACAATCTGTATCTCAAGGAGCTGATAATATGAGTCTTGATGGTAAAGAATTCTCTGAAGTAACATTCCCTGCACCATATTTCACTTACAATAAATCTAGTGACATTGTTGAATATCGTGCTGGTAATCTATTTCATAATGCTGCTGAGTACTACAAACATTTCACTAACCGTTTTAAATATTAAGGAGTTATTATGACTGCTACATTTGATAAAAACGATTTTAAACTAGTTATTGGATATGCTGAAGCTATGTATATCAAGAACTACGGTTTTGATGACGTTGACTTGAATGGTTGTTTGAATGCTGCTCAGTTTATCAAGAACAGCGAAGGTTATGAACCTATGTTGATGGAACGCTGGGTTAAACAAGACAACGGTGAAATCAACTTCCGTATGGTTAATGCGCCTATTATCCTTGATGGTGTGTACGACGCTAATAAAACAATCTCTGGTACACTTAAAATTAAAGATGGTTCTGGACAAACATTTGGTACCTTCCGTGATGCTATTGTAGCTGAAATGAAGACCGTTATTGAAAAGGTTGCTGAAGAAAATCGTCGTGTCACTATTAATATTAAGAAGGATACTGACGATAAGTATTATATCAACAGCGTTGGCTGGGAAGTTGGAGTTATGAATGTTACTCAGACTCTTGAAACACCAATGGAAGCTGACCCAAATCAACACAACTATTCATTACAGAGAGGATATTAAATGGAATGGAATGACCACTGGCGATTAGAAGGACGCCATGCGACACTTAGCCCATCAGGATATCATTGGTTGAATTATGACCCTGACAAGATGCGTCGTGTGACTTGGAATAATTATTCTAAGGAAGACGGCACTAAGATGCACGAACTAGCATCCAATATGATATTGTATAGTATCATGCCTGAGAACAACGAGAACGCTCTTAACCAATTCGTTATTGACGCTCTCACAATGTTTGATGAACCAATGTCGTCTGAAGTATTGTTGTATTACTCTGACGAGTGTTTTGGTACTGCTGATGCTATTTACTACGACGAGGAGAAGAAACACTTACAAGTTCACGACTTGAAGACTGGTGTGTCTAAACCGTCATTTAAACAACTCTGGATTTATTGTGCATTGTTCTGTTTGGAATATGACAAGAAACCAGAAGACCTAACATTCGAATGTCGATTGTATCAACTCGGTGCAATGGATATTGATAATCCAGACCCTAAAGATATTCGTACAATTATGAACCAGATTGTATCAATGTCTAATGTTATTGAAGGCGTTCGTATTGAACGTCGCATGCAGGGATTTAAATAAAAACATTTTATTTTCCAGGTGTATAATAGAGAGGAGGATGACTTAGATGTCGTTCTCTTCTTTTTATTTTGGGCCTACCATGACAACCCGACAAAAATTTCGCAAAAATAAATTTAGAAAATAATTAAAGGATTTCTTTAAGTTGTGCAAGCTAGAAAACTGAAAGTAGTATATCACCTCGACGCAACTATTACACCTGCGTGTTATAAATAGTGTATAGCAACTTAAACGAAATTTAGAAAACAATGTCTTAACGCTTAATACAACAACCCTTTTTAAAAAGAATTGCTAGAACAATCTTGGGCTATTTCCTACAAGCCAAAATAATAGCCAACAAGCTAAAAAGAAAGTAGAACAAAATTTTCATCATCCTAAAGTGGGTTTTAGATTCAACTAGTAATACAGAATATCACAGTCATGGGTGATACTTTCTGTTGAGCACACAATTGTAGACGAATTAACTTTTTATTTCATAACATCTCCATTAAAATAGTTAGTTAAAAATTCAGTCCAACTTTTTCTACATTCAATGTCCTTTTTATTGTAATAATTTTCAATCCTTTCTTTCTTTTATATACGACAAATAATATTACAAAACAGGTCTATGATTGTGTGTTCTGCAGAGAGTATCATGCTCTCTCTTAGTAAGAATCGGCTTGCTAAGAACTTTACTATTTTATTATTCTATATCGTGTGTCGATGGATTGAGACCGCAAAGACCAGTCCATCATATTTTGAGTTGCGGAGAGCTATGCTCTCTGTTGAGTATACTAACGGCCAATAATTAACTTCTTATTATTCCCTATTTCCCTATGAAAACGATTTACCATTAGACATTTATATATGTACCTCTTATGAAATAATATTTTAATCCTAAAAAAAAAATAAATTTATGTTCCAAATGGTCGTTAGTATGCTTTACAGAGATTATATCTCTACATTTTATTTGTCTTAAGGAGGAATTGAAATGACAAAGAAAAAAGACAACCTTACAGGTTACATTGAAGAACGCCGTAAATGGTTGGAAGACCCTAAAGATGATGCTTGTAATTTTATTGCAGGTGAAATCTTGCCAACTGATTTGATTAACCCACAAACTATGTTTGATGCGTATCGAAAATTAAATCAAACATTTGTAGACAAAAACCATGATTATGGTGGTAGCTTTGAGGAGAGTTTAAATGATTTTGGAACAGTTGCTGGCGTTATTCGTATTGGCGATAAGTATAATCGTTTGCGGACGCTTACTAGAATGGATATTGGGGGAAGGGTTAGTGAGTCTCTTACTGATACTCTTCTTGATATGGCTAATTATGCAGTAATGACTGCTGTATGGCTTCAAGGAATTGAGGAGGAAAGGAAACATCGTAATGAAACTGCTAAAAAGTAAAGGATTAACTCAAGCTCTATGTGTAACACTATGCTTATTGTGTACTGTTGTTTGTGTTATCTCTACAGGTATTACACAACAAAAAAGAAAACAAGTAAAAGAACCACTCAGCGCTAAGTCTGAACTACCTAAAAACCAGGTGGTTGTCTATCGTATTTATTACAACGAAAAAGACTCACCTACAATTAAGGTTGAACACGGCGATGCTAACACACCTATTGATTTGAAAGGAACTGGAAATGGAAGCAACCACGGCGGCTAAGAAGATTACAGGTAAGAAGCTTGTACTTCGTTATATTGGTAAGACTACTGAAATCGTACAAGTAGCAAGCGATGTTCTTGTTACAAACGATTCTATTATGTTTCTTGAAATGATTGACAATGTTGGACGACTACGTTCAGTATGGTACAGTCTAGATGGACTGGAATCATTCACTTATGAAGGCGATTTGAAGTATCTTGCTAGCGATAAAACAATTAAGATCTCGCCTAATATGTAAAAGAAAGGATTTAGTTATGAACGAGATTAAATTGGCTATTGGGCGTGTTGCGAAAGAATACGACGAGTTAAGATGGAAGACTGGGCGTCTCGAATCAACCGTTGCTAATCTTGATAAGAATAATAATTTCTCAGAAAAACACAAAGAGCTACTTAAAGAACAACTATCAGCCATGTATCAATATTTAGATATCTTGGAACGACGATTGAGGTTGTTTGAGCAAGCTTTGGAATCAAATGATATTCCGAAAGAGTTCGATAAGAAATTTAATTTTTAGTTAAAAGTTAAAGAGTTCTTACCAGGGCTCTTTCTTTTTACCTCTCGTATAATAGGGAGACATCCCTAAGAATTATTTTAAGGAGGACATTGTTATGTCAAATGTAGAAAAAATTGTAAACGGAATCACTGAGTACACTGATAACAAATTTGATGTGGAACTTTTAGATGGATTTGCTAAGAAACCTAGTGAAGAAGCGGTTTCAGTTGAGGAAATTATCTATGATGATATTGATGAATTCATTGATAATGCTAATCTGAACGCGTTGTTTGAACTAGACGACAAGCTAACCCAAATGAAGTTGTTGCGTAAAATTATGTATATTACGTATCTCGGTGGTCTCGGAGAAGACCAAACTACGATGATGATTAAAGGTGTTCTAAAAATGATGAAGAACAAAATGTAAGGAATAGCACTAGCTTCGGCTGGTGTTATTTTTTTTTTTGAAAGGATAATATTATGTTTAGATTTGAATACGATGGATGCCAAATGTATTTTGTTGGGTTATATAAGGTTGTTATTAATAAATACAACAATGGTGAAATATTTATAAAGTTATTTACCGATACTAAAGACAAAGATAAAGCTACCGTCATTGTTCGTTGTAAGGAATACGAAATTATCGACAAAAGCAAAGATTTAGAAGTAAAGGAGTATTTAAATGGCATGGAGTGATATGTTAGGAGACATGAAAGGTAAATTGGAGTCGGCTAAAGGTCAAATGTCCAATCAAATATCTGGTATAGAAGGCCCTGAGGAATTAAAGGAGATACATATGCCTGAGTTCCCAGATGTGTCGAAGATGTCTGGTTCGGATATGTCGCAAAGAATTAGTCAGGCTACAGACGGTAATATCAATGTTAAACCTTCCACAATTGATGGTATTATGGGGTTTGCTAAAGGAATGAAACTCAACTTACCTAAGGCTGAAATTAAGACTCCAGGACGTTCTGTTAGTATTGGTGGTATGAAGTTTGATATCAAATCAGTTAAGCTTGGTGGGCCGGAAGGTATTAACTTAGATGCTTCTGAGATTAAACTTAACCAGGAACAAGGTAAGGGTGTGATGGAGCAATTCACTGGTGGTAAGTCTATGGAGGAGATTGAGAACCTTGACTTTGAGAACATGACACCAGAAGAACAACAAGCTAAGATTGATGAGATTATGAACCAACAAAACAAGGGTATGGATATGAACAATATGGAAGCTAGCATGAAACCTAAGTTTGACGATGGTACTCAGAAGGTTATTGATATGTTCACGAAAGGTAAAGGATTGAAATGATTAAGACTTATGTATTGTGTATCGGTGGTTTCTTTGTAGTATTGTTTATTTGTGACTTGATTAGAAGCGGTTGGAAGAAATAGCCTCTTTATTTTCTATTGGTATAATAGAAAGGAAGGTAATCTAAAATGATTAACAAAATGATTACAGAAAAAACAGAAGAGGAAATGAAAATCTTTACTAAGAATATGATTTGGTTCTGTGCTGGTGTATATATTACAGCCACATTATACGAACTAGACAAATGGCTTAGCAAAAAGTAATGGAGAGTTTTTACTCTTCTTTTTTTTTTACCTCTAGTATAATAGGGAGAGAAACCCTAAATAAATTATTATATTATAGGAGGCTTATTATGGCTAAAGAAATTACTTATGAAGAATACAAAGAAGAAGTTTTTGTACCTGGAGACACAGTGGTAAAGATTACCGAAGAAGAACTAACAAAAGTGAAATACAAATCACTCATGATTGGTTCTGGTTTGGGGATCTTATCATGTGGATTAGGATTATACTTAAGACTAAAATCTGATGTGTATTCTAAGAAGAAATGTTTGCACAAAAGCGCAGATAAGTTTGTTAGAGATAATTTGAAAAAATAATCTAAATTAGGATACTGGTTTCTACTGGTATTCTTTTTTTTTATTTCCACTATTATAATAGGGAGAGATACCCTACTAAAAATATTTATTTTAAAAGGAGTTATTATTATGGCTAAAAATGGAAGTGATGTTGTTATGGAAGTTATGACAAGACATGCTGCACAAAACATTAACGGAGAACGTTACGTACATGAAGATGATGCTGTTGTATTGTCTAAATCTGGACTAGAAATGGGTAAAGATTTAGGGAATATTGAAGCAGAAAATTCTTTATTGTATGTAGGTATCGGTTGGGCTGTTTATGGTGCTGGAATTATTGTATATAACGTCTATGAGGACAAAATCAAAGAAGGTTGTAGTAAACTAAAAGAAAAATGGGATAATTTTAGAAAGTAATCTAGAAATGAATGTTAGTTTCTGCTAGCATTCTTTTTTCCAGTCGTATAATAGAAAGGAAGGAATTTACTATGAAAAACAATTATATTGTTAAACACCAACAATTATTGCGCGACCGTTTTGAGGCCACAGCGACTAAGAAAGATGGTAATTTAGATATCAATGTAGAGGATATCAATAACTTGAATCTCTCTACCTATAACATGGGTACTGATACAGGTTATGATAATGCTCTCGATGATATCGAAAAACTATCAACCCAAGTTGCGGCTTGCGGTGCTGGAATTATTGCAGGTGGTGTTTTGATGAAAGCTGTATATGCTAAATTCTTTAAATGATAAAGAGAGGCTCGGTTTACGCCGACGCTTCTTTTTTTTTTTATTTCCGCCTGTATAATAGGGAGAGACACCCTAGAATATTATTTTAAAAAGGAGGCTATTGTTATGGCTAGATATTATTACAAAGACGGAGTTAAGATTGATGTTGAAAAGATTGGAATCGAAAACTTTAGCGATGTGATGGACGCTATCTCACGTGATGAGGATGTCGTCACCATTACCGAAGAAGAATTGGAAGAAGAAAAATACTTCTCATTCTGGAAAGGAATTGGTGTTGGTGTCGGATTCGCAGGGTTGGGAATGTTCTTAGCTGCTAAGGGAGCACGAAAACAACTTGAAAAACAGACAATGCGTAACGAAATGTTGTATAGTAACCATACTAAAGCACTTAAAGAAAGTAACGAATAAACTATTAGGATACTGGTTTCTACTGGTATTCTTTTTTTTTAGAAAGGATAATATTATGAAAGAAAATGTAGAAGTTGTTGTTAGGGTTGGATTTAATGATAAAGAGATGAGCATTATGACAACAAATATCAATAATGTTAAATATTCTACAGATACTTGTAATGGTAATATTCATATATATCGTATCAGTATAAGAAACGCTAGAATTATGTCTAACAAACATAGAGAATACAATGCCGAATATGGGCGTGATTATTATACTACCAGGGATGAGGATTTGTGGGTATATGAATCTCCAAAACCTATCGAGTTTTATATAGCTAGAACAACGACTTACGAATCGCCTGAGGAAGATGATAGTAAGTATGCTACCAAGTTTGTTGGAGGTCAACCTTACACGAAAGTTAAGATTGGAGATAAATAATATGGCTAAATTTTGGCGTAGTGGTATGATTGATAAGAAAGTTGTTGCGAAACGTGAACAGGACGACTATATTAATAAGTTGGAGAGAGTTATACTCGAGTTGACTCGTGAAGACGTTGGTGATTTAATCAACGACACTACTGATTATGATGAGATTAGATGTGGTGATAATATTACATTGGAGTTTCATAATTGGTTAATAAAGAATGCTGATAAACGTTACAAAGCTGATATTGAGTTTAGTAGAAAGATAAAGGAACTTGAAAATGAGAACAATTCACGTACTTTACGATAAGAAGAATGACGCCCTTGGTGTTGTAGAAGTGGGCGATAAAGACCTCCCAGAGGCTCTGAGAGACGCTGTAGAGTGGTGTTATGAGGGTCGTAGGTATTCCTACAGGTCTTATTTTAGGGCCAACAGAGGGCAAAAGAACGAGTATTTAGACGTTATTATGAAGGAGTATTAGGAGGTATATTATGGATTGGAAATTTGGAATTATATTTTTATTGTTGTTGTTGTGGGTTGAAGTTACTACGAGGTAGGAGGTATGTTATGAAAGAAATGAATATTTTACAATATTTTAATGCGAATGCTAGCAAGGAAGAGTGGAAGCTTGTTCAAGATGTTTATAATCGCGAGCTTGTGGAATTATTGAAAGAACTTGGCATGGAAGGTAAGAAAGAGTTTAACCTTGCTGAGTTGTCTGTTATTTACACACGAACTTGTCTTGGTCGAGACTTGGACGCTGAGTTGATGTATGAAGAAGAATACGGTTGTGGTGGTAATGAGAACGCTAAAAACGTAATTATCGAAATTGGTAATGGTAATGGTAATATTAATTTGTATATAGAAAAACTAAATGAGGAATTAGCTAAGATTATTAGTTAATGTTTTTTATTTTCTACGCGTATAATAGGGAGAGAAACCCTAACTATATTATTAATTGGAGGACATTGTTATGTCAAACGAAGTTTATAGAGAATTGAGATATGTATCTAAATTTGATGATTGTATTGCTAAGGCCTACCTAGACCTAGATGTAAACAATGCTCAAAGTAAGGAAATTCATTTTATTGTTAAAGAACTAACTCGTTCGTTGATGAATCGAGACGGGATTGGTGATGATGATAAATTTGATGGATATACTTTGGCACAATACATGATGGGTGCTATGGTAGTTGGTATGGCAAGCAAAGATTCAATTATGGATGCTATTTCTGATATCAAAGACAAAGTTGATATGGAATTGTCAGAAGACGAAATTGTAGAAGAAAACTAAGATAGAGAGCGCGGTTTATTACCGTTGCTTTCTTTTTTAATTGAATATTGTGGAGGTTATTGTATGAATAACATGTTTTATGGTATTATGAACCTTGTATTATGGTTGAGTTTTGTATTGTTTATTGTAGGATTGGATATGAATTTTACGATTGAAGGCGAGAATATGTTCATTTGGCTTGCTGAGAGAGCGATTCTAGGGTCTTATTTAATTGTTACGAACGTAGTTGTGGGGATAAAACGTGCTGTAGAGGCTGGATTTGGGCTTGTTACGGTGGTTATTGCCTGGATAAATGCTAGATTTTGGGATGAGGAGGAGTAGATATGGCTTGTATTGTTGATATTAATGGGGAAAATATTGAGGTTTATGGTGATTATGAGGCTGTTTTTGATGATAAAATGGGTAGATTTGTTGTGGATAAGCCTATTTCGATGAATTCTAAGTGTCGTTTGGACGAAGAAATACAGTCTAGATTCGATGATATTAGTAAAATTATGTATAATCACTTGAATTTGAACGAGTTTCCGCCTTGTCAGGAGGGTTGGAATGAGACTTTTGAGCACTTAAAAGGGTATTTTGGGTACGATATTGTGGGTATTGAGGTACTAGAAGTGTTCAATTTGACCTTCGAAAGGCTGTTTATGTTGTATGCAAACGATATAAATGCTAGTTTTTGGGGCCCAAATCACGATTATTTTGAGAAATATGAGGTTGAAACTGTCAGTAAAGATGCCGAAATTGAAGATTTTATAGACAAAAATGGGTGGAAATGATGGTAAAATGGGTGCCAAACCTTACATGCCATGTTAGAAAACCTCACATGAGATGTTAGAAAATGGGCGATTTTGGAAGAAAAATGGAGGTGAGAATGAAATGTTGCACATATTAATGATATACGTGGGGACATGAGAGGTAAAAATGGGCCTAAAATGGGCGTTTTTGGGGTGTTTTTGGGGTGTTTTTGGGGTGTTTTTGGGGTCTATGTCCCCACCCATATTAAAAATACGTGCGGTTTGCACATATTAATTGATTTTCATGGGGACATATAGGGTAAAAACAGCTAAAAATGGCCTATTTTGGGGTAAAATCGTTGATTTTTGGGCTTTTTTTTATATTATTCCAAATACTTTTATAGGAGAAAATAACACAGAAATATATGTTATTCTTGTATAAAAAACTATTTGGGTAAAAATATTTTTATTAGAAAAACATTAGAAAAAGGAGAATATTATGTTAGATACGCTAAACAAGGAAAATATCATGCAAAAGAGGATTGAAGTATACAATCCGCTAAAATACAAGAAAATTAAACAATTAAATCCGTTTTATCCTTTTAGAATATTTGCAAGGTCGAGATATGACGGTTATTATTTGGATGACAATTATATTGACATCATTTGTCGATTTATGTCACATTATCTTTCAATACCTACTTTGTCAGTAAATGAGTGTGCTTTTAGGATGAACGAACACTTAGACAATATTAAGACACTATATGATTTATTTGACAAACAGCATATAGATATAAGTAATATCGATTATAAAGATAGAATAATCATGCTTGCATATTGTCTTAATGATTATGATCTTGATACAACACGTGGTGTGATATTTAGAGTATTTGGTAAAATTATTACAAAAGACAATGTTACTAATGATGTTATTGATGAAGATATTATGCGAACTTTAAATAAGTTTGGTGTCGATAAATTGATATGGTATGACGATTATGGTAAATTTATGTACGATAATTATATAGTATATTACCATAGTTACGATAAAATACGTAAGCAAGACATAAAATTAATTGAAGAAATGGGTAGCGATATGCTGTATGAATTGGGTGACCCAAATCGCTTTCCATTTAAAAATACTATATTTAATGCCGTACAAGAACGACAAGGTACTAATTTTATTATTAAACATTATTACGAAGTATATGAAAGGGTAGCAAGATTGACAGCGCAAGATAAAAATTTTAAATCAACAAGACGATATCCAGATGATGTTAAGGTGGAAGATGTACAATGGTTAGTAGATAATAAATGGCCATTAGAATTAATACAACGAGAAATGGGTTTTGATAACCGTTATGCACTTAAGCGATATTTAAATAAACACAACATTGATTATGAAGCTTGTAAGAAACGCCCTGGTCGTCCTAGAGGTTCGTTCAAGAATACTTCGGCTCGTAATCAAATATATGAGGATTTCGCCATCGGGCTAGTACCTGATACAATTTATGAAAAATACAAAGGAGTGTATAGTAAACGTAGTATTGACCGTATCTATAGAGAGTGGGAAAACGACCAGGCAGGCTTTAAATCTTAAAAACCGCACATATTTTTGCCTTTTCCACTTCTCTAATAGAGAGGAAATAGGAATTTGCCCTATTTCATTCTTTAGAGTAGGTGAAGTCTCACTATTCGTTTCATTTTTTTATCATAATATATTATGACAAAACAATCTAAAATCTGCTAAAATACAAGATTCTACAGTTAGACGCGTCAGAATACGTCTCAGAAGCCATAGAATAGCGTATATTCAACGTTAGGGTATATCGTGCACAATTATACCAGAAACGCGTAAAACGGCTTATACGGGCTCTCAGAGCCTCTCAGAGGCATTCTAAAATAACTGTATTTTTACGTATTTTTAGAAAGGAATTCCTGAAAATGAAAGATTACTACACACCTCAAGAGCTAGCCGAGGTTAGTGAAGAATCACAAGACATTCTTATGCACATTGGTACGGCAACGTCAGGACGATATCCTAAAGGTTCTGGTAAGAATCCATACCAACATATGTCACCTGGTGACCTAGAATGGATTCAACGGCACCAACGTCGTCTTAAAGAATTTAAGGCTCAAGGTCTTGATAGCAACGAAGTGTATAAGAAAATTGCAGACCTAGAAGGTATGTCTGTCAATGCATTACGTAGTAAAATCAATATTATGCGTGAACAACAACGCCAATACAATACTGAGCTTGCTAAAAACATGTTTGCAGATGGACGTCCTGTAAGGGAAATTATAGAGAAGACTGGTTGGTCTGAAACAAGTGTTCGTAAGGCTCTTAATCAAGAAACCCTAAAAGAACGTGCAGACCGTATCACAACACAAGAACTTGTAGCTAGACTCAAAGAGTCTGTAGCTCAAACAGGATATCTTGATGTCGGTGAAGGTGTCGAAGCACAACTAGGTGTATCTGAAGACCGTCTTAAGTCTGCTCGTCGTGCATTGGTAGATACTGGTGAGTACGCATTCTACAAGATCAACGTACCAAATGCCACTAATCCAATGAACAAACCACAAACTGCTGTGCTTACTACTGCAGATAAGACAATTAAAGATGTCTATGACAACAAGGACAAGATTCGTTCAACTAAATATCGTGCAGATAGTGCTGGAACAACAAATATCCAGAAACTACAAGATGTAACTAGTATTCCATGGAACCGTCTACAAATTAAGTATGCTATTCCAGAAGGTGAGAAAGGTCACGGTACTAATAAGGATGGAGAAACACAAGATGGTGTTATGTATATTCGTCCTGGCTCTAAAGATATTAACTTAGGAGGTAAGAAGTATGCCCAGGTTCGTATCGCTGTAGGTGACACTCATTATCTAAAAGGTATGGCTATTTATGGAGACAATAAGATGTTTCCAGACGGTGTCGATGTTATCTTTAACACGAACAAGAAGAAAGGTACACCTAAAGAGGATGTACTTAAACCATTGAACCTTATTGATGGTAAGATTAATCAAGACGACCCATTCTCTGCCGCAGTTAAACGACAACCACCTCTTCTAGATAAGAAAGGTAATCCTGTTGTTGATAAAGTTGCAACCGCTGCTGAAGAGAAACGTATTGGTCACAAGCTAACAACTCCTATCTACAAAGTTGGCAAGGTTAATATTGTCAACGAAGAAGGAGATTGGAATGATTGGTCTAAGACTTTGTCATCTCAGTTTCTGGCTAAGCAACCTCGTCCTGTTGTTCGTGAACGTCTACGTGCTACATTAAAAGAACATGACACAGACTATGATGAAATCATGAAAGTGGATAATCCTATAGTTAAACGTAAACTATTAGAGGATTACATTCAAACTACTGAGTCTAAGGCTGTACATATTAAAGCCTCAGCTCCTGCTGGTTTCCGTGGTCATGTATTGTTACCAGTTCCTAACATGAAAGAGAACGAAGTATTCGCTCCTCGTTATGAAGATGGTACTCGTGTTATCTTGGTACGTTATCCACACGCTGGTCGCTTCGAAATCCCTGAGCTTATTGTAAACAACAAAGGCCCAGGTAAGAAACTAATTGGTGGTGATTCTCCTGATGCTATTGGTATCCATCCAAAGGTAGCAGGTAAACTATCAGGTGCCGACTTCGATGGTGACGTAGCTTATGTTATCCCTAACAATGAAGGTAAGTACAAGTCTGCTCCTATGCTCAAGGAGTTGAAAGGGTTTGACCCTAAACAATACAAAGACCCAGAAGGTTCCTTCAAACCTATCAGTAAAGAGTATCAACAGAAACAAATGGGTATTGTATCTAATCTTATTACTGATATGACTTTGCGTGGTGCATCCAATGAAGAGTTAGCTCGAGCAACAAAACATTCAATGGTTGTTATCGATGCGTATAAACATAAGCTTAACTACAAGCGTAGTGAAAAAGAAAATCGTATTCCAGAACTTCGTAAGAATTATATGGAACACGTAGATAGAATTGATTACGATAAACTTTCTTATTACGATAAACGTACAAGAAAAGAATTAAAAGTAACCGATTTAAATAAATTAAATAAAGATAAAGATGGTATATCTTTAGGTGCATCTTCTGTATTATCTCGTAGAAAACAAACAGTAAAAGTTGGTGGAGAGAATGTAGAAATCATTGATAAGAATGGCAAGAAGAAGGTCGTCAACCGTGGTGGCATCGACGTACCTATCACCTCTGTCATCAAGGATGCCTCAGTCTATCTCGGACCAAAGGCTGCTCCTGTAGAAAAAGAATATGTAGATTATATTAATAATCTTAAAGCAAGACAAGCTAAAGCAGAGAATGAACTCGCATCTATTAAGACTCCGAAGAAGAGTCCTGTTGCTGCTAAGATTTATACAGACGAAGTTAACTCTCTCAACGAGAAGGTTAAGCTCGCTAAGCTGAATAAACCTAGAGAAAGACAAGCACAGATTCTAGCTAACTCTAACATTCAACGTGAACTGGATAGAGCTACAGCAAATGGAGAAGAATTATCAAAGGCTGATGTTAAGAAGCTTAGAGCTAAAGCAATTACTGCAGCCAGAGAAGAAGTAGGTGCACACAGAAATCCTGTTAAGATTACTGATATTGAGTGGGATGCAATACAAGCTAATGCTATCTCTACTACTAAGCTACAGGAACTCATCAAGTACATGGACAGTGACCAACTCAAGAGCTTGGCTACACCACGTCCTACTACTACACTCTCTAAAGCTAGGGCTGATAGAGCGGCTGCTATGATAGCGAATGGTCACACCTATGCTGAGGTTGCTAAGCAGCTTGGTGTTAGTACCTCTACTATCAACCGCTATGTCAAGGAGTCCTAGTCACTACAGTCTAGTACACACTACACTGCTACACTGTACCACTACTACACTACTAAGGAAGGAGCACATAGTCATGGCACTGACTACTAGTGACAACCCCTACTCACCACTAGACCAGTACGAACAGTGGGTAGAGTGGGATCACGAGCATGGCTACTACCTCGACCGCTACCTCGCTCGCATCTACGACACCAAGCTAGGTGCACAACCATGGTTGAACGACGACGAGGCATGGGCACTGGCAGAGGCAGAGGTCCTAGAGCACAACATCTGGGGTAACATTGTGTACGTTCCATCACCTCCAGAGGATGATGAACCACAACAAGAGCTACAATACGATGCAGATGGTGACCTCATCTATACAGATGATTAATCATTAACCCAGACCATAGGGGGGGTCAAAAAATCAACCACCCTCCCGTCATCGTCCGGGCTCTCGAAAATTTCCCCGTTGCAAAAATTTGAAAACTGATTTTAGGTCTATACCTATTTCAGTCATGCACACTAGCCATATTTACAGGTCTAAACACATTATGTAAGCAATACTGTGTTAAAAAACAATACGGGTTTCATCCTTTCTCCGTACGTTTCATTCCTTCTGAGTTAAATTTGGGTTTTATTATGCTGGTTCTATGTCGTTGGTACGGCTAGTGTGTGTGGTTGAGATAGGTATGTCTCAAAAACTATACTAAAAGTAAGGAGAAACCCATGTATAATCACTATAAAGTGATTGCACCAGCAGGTGTAATTGTACGTAAAGCACCAGTAGACGACACAACAAGCGAGGATGTACTTCCTGAAGGTACACAGTTCAAAGGTCGTGAAACTGCTGATGGTAAATTCATCGAACTCCTACAAGGTGGCTATGTTGCTAACTCAGAATTCTCTGTAGAACAAGTCTATCTTGCTGCTAAGGAAACTGAGGACAAGTAGGAGCTAGAGTATGGATGAAACACTACAACCAAAATTCCAGGGACGGACCCCTGAACAATATGACAAGAAGATGCAAGCACTCGCAATGCAAGTATCCGAAGAGCGTCTCCGTAATGGTGAAGCCAGTTCAGCCGAAATTGTGTTTTGGTTAAATCGTGCTTCCCCTACTAATCAACTAAAAGAAGAAAACTTAAGACTACAGAACGAAATGCTCCAGGCTAAAACTGAAGCTATTAACTCTGAACGTAAGTCTAACGAGGCGTACACGGAGGCAATGCGTGCTTTCGCTGGATATTTACCTTCACACGACAAGGAAGAAGGAGACGATTGGCTTGAAGGAGAATTCATGGAAGGTTAGGTCAGCAGAACTAGCCCTCAACAAGGAAGACTGGAATGCTAGACTAGAATATCTAATACTATTAGATGGTAATGCTACTTCTCCACGTCACATGTCTAATCGTTTCTACAAGTCGCGTGAATGGATGCGCGTGCGAGATGAAGTCATCGAACGAGACTTAGGTTGTGACCTTGGTATCTTAGGATTACCAATCGAAGGACCTATTATCGTTCACCATATTAACCCTTTATACGAGGAGGATATCGAGAATTGGAATGTCGAGAAACTCTTCGATAAAGACAACCTAATCTGTTGTTCTATTGCGACACACAATACAATCCACTATGGTAAACCCAAAGAGGAAGAGTATGTCGAAAGAACACCAGGCGATACAATTCTATGGGGTAATTAAATGTCATCTATTTTACAAGATGTTGTCGAACGAGCCCCATCGTTGACAAAAGATTTGGTTGTTGATGGTCAGTACGTCTTCTCTGTCGAGTCACTAATCTCAACTGCGTTCCTTACACTCAAACAAAATGGTTTGGTAATGGAACAACCTGAGTGGACTGGTGATTGGGACAAAGACGTCAAAATGGAATGGGAAGATGTCGACAATGAGAATCTATTGGAAACAGGTAAACAGTATGTTGTCCAATATATCATGTTGATGTTTGACCCACCGCCATCACAACAACAATCAATCTTAGAAAAATCGCTTGAGCATTTACTATGGAGGATTAGAATGGAGGTGGAGAATGGTGAAAACTAACTCTATCAACGAAGTCCTCATTTCTGCTCAACAACAATCTCAGGACGACCTTCTACATTATGGTATCCTGGGTATGAAATGGGGTAGACGTAAAGGTCGTTTCAGTGGTTCTTCAGGAGCAATGCGTAATCCTAAAACAGGTGGTATTCTACGTAAGTTCCGCAAGAAAGATCCTAACGACCAAATCGCCGCACAACAACACCAAGACCCTCGTCGTAAACGTAATGTTAAGAAAGTTAACGACCGAATGCGTGAAGACCAGTTTATTTACGAGTACGAGCATCGTGACCGTATGAGTACGAGAGCTATTAAAGCTCGTAACGAACGTATTAAAGCTGAACGCGAATTCGAGTCCTTGGTATATTCTCCACAACGAGAACGTGCAAAAGCCGAACAAGCTAAGAAAGAGCGTCGTAAGAAAATTCTTACAACTGCTGCTCTTGTTGGTATGGAAGTCGCAGCTGATTATGGTTTGGAAAAGATGTTCTATCGTAATGGTGTTAGACCTGAAGCCTACGGTGTTTCATACAATAAGGATGCCAAGTCATACAGTGGTAATCCTAAGAACATCAAACGTTACAAACAAGACAGAGACGTGTATGAAAGTCTCAAATCTAGTAACGATATGCTTAAAGGCGCTGCTAAATTCTATAGCGACTTCAACAAGAAAGCCAATGGTAATTAACGGAGTAACTTATGTTATCTAATACTATGGTCCCGAAATATTATGGTGAGTTTCGCGACTCAGTTTTAAGAGGCGAGACTAGAGTATGCGAGAATATCTCACTCCAAATGAACAGGATTGATGATGACATCGCTAATCCTGAGTATTTCTATGACCCAAATGCCATTGATGGATATGTCCGTTTCTGCGAAGCTGAACTGACTCTAACTGATGGTACTGACTTGACTCTTCTCCCAACATTTAAGATGTGGGCTGAAGACTTATTGTCATGGTACTACTATTCGGAGGAAGACACAATCGATCCAGCTACTGGTCGTCGAATTACAGTTCGCAAGAAGCGACGTCTTCGTAACAAACAGTATTTAATTATCGCTCGTGGTAATTCAAAATCACTTTACGAGACAACTATCCAAGCATATGGTCTATTAACAGATACAAAGACAACACAACAAATCACAACGGCTCCAACAATGGCTCAAGCGGAAGAGGTTATGATGCCTTTCTCAACAGCTATTGCGAAGTCTCGTGGCCCGTTGTTCTCTGTATTGACTGATGGTTCTAACAAGTCACGCTCACAGTACACACAAGCTAAATTAGCATCAACTAAGAAGGGTATCGAGAACAAGATTACCAATTCGTACGTCGAAATCAGACCAATGCGTATTGATAAACTACAAGGTTCTCGTGCCAAGTATTGTACTGTCGATGAGTGGCTCTCTGGTGACGTTAAGGAGGACGTTATCGGTGCACTGGAACAATCAGCAGCCAAGGGTGGTGTAGATGATTACATTATCCTGGCAGTATCCTCCGAGGGTACGGTTCGTGACTCTGTAGGTGACTCAATCAAAATGGAATTGTTAAAAATCCTACGAGGAGAATACGAAGACCCACACACATCAATATGGTATTATCGTCTAGATGACTTGAACGAAGTGAATGACCCGTCAGCCTGGATTAAAGCCAGTCCTAACATTGGAGTAACTGTATCCTACGACGCTTACATGCGTGACGTTAAACGTGCTGAAGCCAACCCTGCTACAAGGAATGATATTCTTGCTAAGCGTTTTGGTATTCCTGTTGAAGGTTACACTTACTTCTTTACCTACGATGAAATCCAAAAACACGCTTATCAGAACTATGACAAGTTGCCATGTTCTATGGGTATGGACGCATCGCAAGGGGATGACTTCTGGGCATTTACTTGGGTATTTCCTTTGGGTGGAGAGAGATTTGGTATCAAGACAAGGTCTTATGTATCTGAGTCTAAGTATCGTAAACTCCCTTCCGCAACAAGATACAAATACGACGAATTACAACAAGAAGGAACATTGGTAATCATGCCTGGTTCTCTCTTGGATTGGGTGGCAGTATACGAAGATGTTCGTGATTACATTCATGAGCATGACTGGGCTGTTCTGTCATTCGGGTTTGACCCTTACAACGCTGGAGCTTTCGTTGACCGCTGGTGTATGGAAAACGGTGAGTATGGTGTTGAAACAGTACGACAAGGTGTTAAGACTGAGTCTGTACCATTGGGTGAAATCAAAGCACTTGCAGAGGCTCGTATGTTGATATTCGACGAAGAGCTGATGAAATTCGCCATGGGTAATTCTGTAGCATTACAGGATAACAATGGTAACTACAAATTAGATAAGCGTCGCTCTGATGAGAAAATCGATAACGTGGCCGCTCTTATGGATGCCTGGGTTGCGATGACTCGTAATAGAGAGATGTTTATGTAGAAAGGTGAACATATGTCGACTTTGCTACATTCGTACAAAACGTACGAGTCTGCGAACGCGATGGGTAATGGTAGTTTCACAGTCGAACCTGGTTCCAATTGGCAATCGATTTCGACATATCATTCTCCTTCGTACATTCAATCAATGAACACCTCTTATGGTAGTGACTTGATTAAATCTATTATCAACCGTATTGCTATTGATGCATCTACAGTTGAGTTCAAACACTTGAAGATTGACGCACTTACAAAAAATCAAAATGAAATTAAATCTGGTTTGATTGATTGCCTTACTTACAAGGCTAACATTGACCAAACTGGACGAGCATTCATTATTGATTTGGTGTGGTCTCTGTTAGATGAAGGTGTTATCGCTATCGTTCCAACCGTTACTGATAAAGTTATGGATGGTGAAAAAACATTTGACGTGGAGTCAGTTCGTGTGGGTAAAATAACACAATGGTTTACTGACTGCGTCAAGGTGCGATATTATAACGAAGACACTGGATTGGAATTCGAACAATCTCTTAAGAAAGAAGATGTGGCTATCATTGAGTCTCCACTTAGTGGTATTCTACAAGATAGCAACCAAACTCTTCAACTCTTGAAACAAAAGATTAACTTGATGAATTCTGAAGACAGAAATGCCGCGGCTGGTAAGATTAATGGTTTTATCCAATTTCCTTACCAGACAAACTCTGACTATCATCAGAAACAAGCGGATAGACGTCGTAAACAGTTGGAAGCTGAGATGAGTAAATCTGCTTACGGTTTGGCTACATTGGATAACAATGAGAAGTTCATTCCAACTGGTGGTAACATCCAGAACAATACTCTTGAGGATATTAATAAACTTAAGCAAGATTTCTACAACCAAATCGGTATCACTGAGAACATTATCAATGGTACTCAATCTGGGGCAGAGCTTAACCTTTATTATAACCGAGTAATTGACCCAATCCTACAAGCTATTGTGGATGCTGTCAACGTTGCTTTTATTAGTAAAACTGCTCGTACTCAAGGTCAGGTTGTTCAGTTCTATCGAGACCCATTCAAGATTCTTCCTATTGAACAACTTGCCAATACTGCAGACTTGTTCTCTCGTAATGCGATTCTTACACCTAATGAGATTCGTCAATTTATTGGTAAAGAACCTCACCCTAATCCGTTGGCTGACCAGCTTTACAACCGTAATATTGCGGATGGTAACCAAATGGGCGGTATTGCGACTGCTGGACAAGAAGCTGACACTGGTATGGGTGAAGATGATCCTAGTCAGTACGTCTATCAAGACGAGAATGGCAACTACGTAGATTATCAGGGCAATCCTGTTGATGAAGCAGGTAATCCTATTAGGAGGTAATAATGGAGAAACAAGAATGGTCAGTAAGAGATATTGACCCTAACAACGAGATTCTCCTTCATGGCGGTAAATGGTCTGAAGAGGCTAAACGTCGTGTAAGCGAAGCTCGTCGTGCTGGACGTTCTGTAATGGACATGTTTGGTGACTTGTACAAGAAGTCTGAGAAGACTGTAAATTCAGCAGCCAAAACAGCATCCAATATGGTTCGCCCTACAGCTAAAGCTGTTTCTAAGACAGCAAGTAATCTTATCCGAGTTGCTAAGAAGACTGTATTTCCTACTACTTCTAAAACAACAACTGGTACTCTTGGTAAGAAATCTGGCGATAAAGCTATGGCTTCTGCTGGATATAAGAAGCGTAAAATCGATAAGAAACTTGTAGCACGTATCCAAGATAAACTTGATAGACGATACGGTCAAGGTAAGTACAAGAAATCTGAATCTCAGAAGCTCGATGAAAAACGTGGTAAAGCCATGGACAAACGCGAGAAGCGTAATAAGACGCGTAAGAAAGCTGAAGAGTCTGTAGCTAAAATCAAACGTAATGAAACACGTAGAGATATTAAAGCTAAACAGAAATCTGAAAAGAATCGTTCTCGTGATGCTATCGGTGAAAACACTCGTGAGAAATTCCGTAATGGCGACATGAAGTCTGGTAATGATGCTCTTATTCGTAAATACAAAGGTAAGATTAAAAACCACATGTCTAAATCTCCTGATGAGCGTCGTAAGAATTCTAAACAGTACAACGAGTGGAATCAACGTGTTAAAGACCTTGAAGCAGAGAACAAACGAATCGGTTCTCGAAATAAGGGTTCTAAACTCGAAGAGAATAACACTCGTAAGATGGAGAACATGTACGAGTCTAACAAATCTGCTAGTGAGTCTGTTCGTCGTCGTAACGCTAGTCGTACTAAAGATTTGGAAGCTCAAAATGAATCTTACTACAAGAGTAAGAAACGTAAGAACAATATCCAACAATCTGCGACTTTCGATTATCAAGCCGCTCTATCTAATGTTTCTAAAAAAAACAATTTAGATGAGTTGCATCACTACGGTATTCAAGGAATGAAATGGGGTAGACGTAAAAATCGATATGGATTAAAAACGTCAGACCCTATAAAACGTAAATACCTTATAACCGTGGAGAAAGAAGCTAAAGCTATTTCTAAAAACAATCATCCAATCGCCACAATGTTAGGCACAAAGCGTTCTAAACGTTATCGTCAAAAATTAGGTAAAGCTCTTTTGAAATCATATAAGAAAGATGAACTTGAAGATGATGCGCTTAGAACCGAGTTTGAAAATCATAAAGGCTTTAAAAAAGCAGCAAAACAGTATAAAAAGAAAACTGGTACTGATTATAACAAACTTCAAAAAGATAGTCATGACCAAATAATTGCTTTCGATACAATTGCTGGAAATGTTAAAACTGGTAAAACTACATTGGGTGAAAAATATGACCATCAATCTTTTGTTAATTACGATAAACAGCTTAAACGTCGCAGACGTATTATATCATCTATGAAATATTAGAGGTATCAAAATGGAAAAAGTGTATTTTAGTTCTATTATAGACGAGAAAAAACAACTCAATCATCATGGTATCTTGGGTATGAAGTGGGGGAGACGTCGTAAAATAATAAAAGCTGCAGCTAAAATCCAGAAACGTATTGATAAAGATATGCATATCGTTGACAGACAACGGGTTTTGGAGCGTAAAAGTTCTTATAAGCATCATTTATTTGAAAACGATAGAATAGCTATTGCAAATCATATGAGTATGCAAGATAGTCATATTGCTAATCATAATAATATGGTTGACAATTTTAATATGACAAATCATATAAACAATATCAATACGATGTCTATGGGTATGCATATGGGTGGATTTTAACAATAAAGGAGTATCAAAATGGATGATAAAATATATTTTGGTTCTCTTATGCGTGACGCTAATTTTATCCAACATCACGGTGTCATCGGCATGAAGTGGGGGTTTAGAAGAAAATCATCAGTCTCTCCTCAACAGAAACAATTTAGTAAAAAGATGAACAAACTCTCTAAAAAGAGAGAACGTGCAGATTACAAACTAATGCGTCGATTTGAGAAAGATAAAGATTTCAAATCCCAAGCTGAAAAGTCTGGGTACTACAACATTTCTAAAACTTCGCCAGATAGAACTTACGAATTCTATAAGATTGTAGCGACCAACAAAGGTAATCTTGCAGGACGTTACTACAAGATGGATACTAAGATGAACGCTAAGTATCTTAAACGTAAACACAACATTATCAGAGGTATCAAATGAAACCACAAAATTACGATTTCGCTGGTTGGGTTACGAAGAATGACCTCAAATGTTCAGACGGTGTAACAATCCGTCATGGTGCCTTCTCTGGATTGTCTGGAGAAAAAGTACCATTGGTTTGGCAACATTCTTACTCTCAACCAGGAGATACAATCGGATATATTCTTCTTCATTCAAATGACCAAGGCGTATACGGTTACGGGTATCTCAATGAAACAGAACGTGGTCAGGATGCCAAAGAACTTTTGCGACACGGAGACGTGAACCAAATGTCAATTGGCGCTCGTAAAATCCAAAAGAGTGGACAAGACGTAATTCATGGAGAAATCTATGAAGTGTCACTAGTACTCAAGGGCGCAAATCCTGGTGCTGTCATCGAAGAGGTTCTTACTCACGGTGACGGACAAGTCGGCGATGAGATTTTCATCACTACAGGTCTAACACAAGACTTGTTGAAACATTCCAACTCGGAGGAGAAACAAATGGCGACTATTGGAGAAGTAATCGATACTCTCACAGAAGACCAAGCCGAAGTAGTCACTAATATGCTTGAAAACGGTGTAGAATCACTTACACCACAAGATGCTGAGGTTATCGAAACTCTTAGTGATGAACAAGCTATGGCTATCAATATCATTCAATCTGTTGCTGGTGAAATCGAAGAAGACGAATTGGCTAACTCTAGCCTAGATGACTTCGAACCAGTAGACGATGAAGATGAAGAAGTTGAAGAACTCGAAGAGTCTGAAGACGAGTCTGAAGAGGAGTCTGACGAAGAAGCCGACACAGACGAAGAAGAAATTGAACATTCAGGAGTAGACATGAAACAAAATCATTTCAATCAAAATGGAATTGAAGAACAAGACACTTTGACACATGCTGCACAACTTGCTGATGTAGCTGTGCGTGAAGCAGCAGCTCTTGGTACAGGCTCAATTAAAGCAGCCTTGGCTGGTGTAGATTCATCTGGTGAATTCTTGCAACACGGTATCTCTAACATTGATATCTTGTTCCCAGCAGCACAATTGCAAAAAGGTATTCAAGCTTACAATCCTAACGCTAAAAACGTTGAAACAATCCTCAACAAATTCAGTGCTGTATCTTCACCAAATGTTAAAAACATTTATGCTGACTTGACAGAAGAACAAGCTCGTGCTCGTGGTTACATCAAAGGTAATGAAAAACTTAATCAACGCCTTATCAGCTTGTACTATCGTACAACTACACCACAAACTGTCATCCACAAAACAGCAATTGACCGTGATGACGTAATCGATATTCGCGAAAACGGTATTGATGCAGTTTCATTCTTGAAACAAGTACAATCAATCAAGTTCAAAGAAGAGCTCGTACGTGCTGCTATCTTTGGTGATGGTCGTGAAGCTATTGTTAGCGGTAAACCAAACAAAGAAAAGATTAACGAAGAACATATTCGTCCAATCACTAAAGATGATGATTTCTTCACAATCAAACTCACTTCACAAAACTGGATGTCAGTTGTTGATGATGTAATCAAGACTCTTCCTGGTTACCAAGGTTCTGGTTCTCCATCACTTATCATCAACCCATTCGACCTTTCTAAACTTAAAACTCTTAAAGATAAGAACGGTCGTTACTTGTATGGCGCATCAAGCGATGGTAACCGTCTTGCAACTAACTCAGACCTTGCATCTTACTTCGGATGTTCTGAAGTAATCGAATTCCGTGATATGCCTCAAGGTAAATTCTTGATTGGTAACTTGAATGACTACGTATTTGGTCAATCTCAAGGTGGACAAGTCGTAACATTCGACGATTTCGATATCGACTTTAACCAAATGAAATACCTTATGGAAGCACGCCTTTCAGGTGCTATCATGATCCCACGTGCCTTCATCTTTGTAACAGTTACAGATGCTGAAGCAACTAACGAAGATATGCTTAAATTCCGTAAAGATGCCCTTAAGACAAAACCTAACTGGGTTGAAAAACAAGACAAACCTGGTGACAAATACTTGTCTAAACATTCAGACGCTGACGAAGCTGCGAGCCCTGCATCAGGAAATCCAGGCTCTACAGGACGTACAGGCGGCTAATTTCAAAATGGAATATAGGAGAGTAGCATGAGGACAACTATTGATATCTTAGTTCGCGGTATTGAAGAGACAGAGGTAAAACCTGGTGTATATTCGTACGAGTACACACGATATCGAAAGGTCCCTGCTAACATTGTCGAAAATAGACGCTATGATATTTCTGATTCACAACGAATTAACGAGAATATTAAGTCTAACTTCGACTTCTCTTTTGTATTCGCTAATGATGATACAGACCGTGTTAATCGTATCTGGTACGTTATTTACAAGAATCAAGTGTATTCTGTAAGTAAAATCCTCAATTACCCACCACGAGTACGAATTGTGCCTGATGGTGTTATGAGTCTTGAAGACATGAATCAATTGGGGGTAGTAATTAAAGATTATGACTAGAACACATACTGAACTCATCGAAGAACTTAAGACGATTTGCCCAAGGGTATATTATCAGAAACCAGATGGTTCTCAACTGAAATTCCCTTGTATTGTTGTTGAAAAGAACTACCTAGATGTAGAGTCAGCAAACAACAGAGCTTATCGTTCTAACAGGTCTTATATTGTTAATTTCTTTACAAGGGTGGACGATGACTCAATTGAGGACGCCATGCTTGATAAATTTGATTATGTACGCCTCAACAACTACGATGTAGACAACGGTTTATATCAAGAGACGTATAGAGTATATTATTAGAGAGGTTATTATTTCTATGGCAAAATTGCTTTGGGACCAAACTGGTCAAAAAACTTACCAAACAGGTGTAGACCGTGGTGTACTTTTCCCTATGGCCAGTGCTGGTACATATGAAAAAGGTGTAGCTTGGAATGGTTTGACTAAAGTGTCTGAATCGCCAGATGGTGGTGACGCTACAGCCAAATACGCTAACAACGGTAAATACTTAAACTTGATCGCGAAAGAATCATTCAAAGGTTCTATCTCAGCTTACACTTACCCTGATGAATTTGCAGCTTGTCTTGGTGAAGTTGATGCCGTTGCAGGTGTTAAACTTACTGCACAAACTCGTAAATCATTCGGTTTCGCATACCGTACACTTATCGGTAATGATACTGAGTCTACAGGTCATGGTTACCTTATCAACTTGGTATACAATGCTACTGCGGGTGTTGCATCTAAAGACTTTGAAACAATCAATGACTCACCAGATGCTATCGAATTCTCTTGGGACTTCACAACAACTCCAGTTGACACAGGTGTTGAAAACACTCAATCAATGGCGCACATCATTATCGACTCAACTAAACTTGAACAAAGCAAACTTAAGAAAGTTGAAGAAGCTATCTACGGTACAGACAGCACTGATGCTAAACTTCCTACTCCAAAAGAACTCATGGTTCTCCTTGGTGTAGTTACTGGTTAAAAATTCAAAATGAACTTGTTTTTATAAGAAAGGATTTATTCAAATGATTGTAAAAGAAATTACTTATGTAGAACCACTCTCTGGTGATGAACTCACTGAGAAATTCTACTTCCACATTAACAGTGCCGAAGCACTTCGTATTATGGGTCGCTCAGGAAACAAAGACTGGGAGACTTACGTTAAAGATGTAGCGGCATCAGGTGACGCAGACCGCATCATGGACTTTATCGAGCAATTTGTTTCTATTGCCGTTGGGTATAAGAATGTTGATGGACGCTTTACTAAGACGAAAGATTTTCGCGATGAATTCCTAGCGTCAGAAGCATACGGTAAACTCTTCGTAGATTTCATCCAAGATGAAGCATTTGCACGTAAATTCTTCTCACAATTGATTGAAGAAGGTCGTTCAGGTAAGAACAAGGGTCAAAACGCTCAGCTTGAGACAGTTGCCAATAAAGGTAACCGTCAACAACGTCGTAGCAAAAAATAGTAGGTAGCAAGTATGCTTGAGATAGTTACAGAGGAGATTTATGACGAAACAACGGGCATGATTCTTCCAGGAAAAGTATACCATTTCGAGCATTCGTTGTTAGCTATTAGTCAATGGGAGATGGTGTTTAAAAAACCGTTTCCCTTTTTAAATGGCTTGCAGGTGGAACCTATTGAAGTGTTAGCTTATGTCCAATTAATGAATTTAGATAAGACAGGGTTCGACATAGACAATTTGTCCGAATCCAACATAAAGGAGATAATCGAATACATCAATAGCAGACCTACTGCAACTACGATTTCTTCATCGGGAGAAGGTGGTCGTCGTATATTAACATCAGAGGTAATCTATGCATATATGGCGAATGCACAAGTACCATACAGTTGCGAAACATGGAATATCCATAGACTTCTTGTATTGCTTGGGGTTATAGGTGAATTAAACGCACCTAAGAAGAAACGTAGTAAAGAAGAAACTGCACGCATGTACAAAGACTTGAATGCTAAACGACGTGCTGAGATGGGGACTACAGGTTAATTCAAAATGAAATATTCAATGTCATCAGATAGTAAGTTTCAGAACTTATTCGACGACTTTAAAAAAGAAACTGCTATGGAGAAAATCTATACAGTAGTTGATACTGAAACTCAAAAAGCTTATGACGACATTGTTGAGAGCACTCCTGTTAGGTCGGGCTTGACTAAGTCGTCATGGAGTAGACGAATTACGATGAGTAAAGACCAGATAGATGTTATCTTCGAAAACTCACATAAAGCTAAGAATGGTAAACCTATTGTTGTATATGTGGTGAATGGACACTACACTCGTACTGGAGGTTACGTTAGACCAAACGACTTTGTGTCTCCTAGAACTGACAGTATAACAAGTAATATTGCAAAAGGTTTGTCGGGAGGGAGTAGTTAATGCCTAGTTCTGTAGTAAAAGAACAGATTTATAAACTAAAACTCGACGCCGCTGATTTACAACAGAAACTTCAAAATGCCATTAAAGATGTTGGTAACTTCCAACAAAAGATGGACTCAATCAACGGTAAATCTGTTGATAATGTTGAGAAATCGACAGGTTCTCTGTCAAGTAAACTTGCAGGTCTAGTCTCACATGTCCCAATTCTTGGTAACATTGTGGAGAAGATGACAGGTGTCGGTAATGCATCCAACACTGCAGCATCTGCTGTGGGTAGAGTTGGAGAAAATGCAGGCTCTGGATTTGGAGCGATTCAATCTGGAGCATCAAATGCTAAAAACTCAATGGAACAATTGGGTTCTGGTGTTGAGGGTGTTAAAGGTAAATTCTCAATGCTGGAAGGTATTGCAACGGTGGCTTTGGGTAATATTGCATCTCGCGCTATTACTGCTGGTGCGTCGTTGTTAAACAAATGGACTCTTGCTCCTATTGTCCAAGGTTATCAAGAATATGAACGAGAACTTGACTCAACTCGTATCTTGGTTGCTGCCTTGGGTAAGGAAGAGCAAGACCATATCACCGCCACAATGCGTGACTTGGAACAATATGCCAAAACAACCAAATATAATTCACAACAAATGAACTCAGCGTTGGCTCAGTTTGTTAATGCTGGTATCGACTTGGATAAAGCGAATGTAGCTTTGAGAGGTTTTGGTAACTTGGCAGCCTCTGCTGGTGCTAGTACTGCACAATTTGGTACAGCCTTGCAGTTCGGTGTTCAACAAGCCCTACAAATGGGTTATATGAACCGACAAAACTGGATGTCGCTGGAAAGTGCACAATTGGCAACCAAAGGATATAAGGATGCGGTAATCCAAGCAGCCATTGCTCAAGGAACACTTACACAAGAACAAGTAGATGCTGTTGGTGTGCAAGGATTATTTGTAGAACATCTAAAAGATGGTTGGCTTACTAATGAAGTATTGATGCAATCATTGGAAGAGTATGCAAACAACCCTGTATATCAAGAGATGGCCGAACACGTTTACACATTCAAGGAAGCTATGGAAACTACCGAAGAAGCTGTAAATGACGCTTGGTCTAAGATGTGGGTTGAGTTGGCTGGTAAAGGTGATGAAGCTATGGCTATCTGGACACCAGTATCAGAGGTGTTATCCAAAACCGTGTCTTTCATCCCAAACATGATTGCACAAATTGCTCATGCTTTCAACCAGCTCGATGGTCGTACACACCTTATTTCTGCAATTGTTGAGCTCTTTGAGTCTCTTAAATTAGCAGGACAGGGTGTTAAGAATGCCATATTAGCAATGATACCAGAGTCTAGTATATTTAGGCAATGGGCTGAAAATGGCGATAAATCCAACATGGTATTCGTTAAGATAGCCGAAACAATCATTAAGATTACTGATTATCTTAAAGAGTTATTCCATGTAGGTGAAGGTATCAGACCTGAAGTAACATTAGCAATTCACAATATTGTAGAAGTATTTATACGTCTATGGGGTGTTGTGAAAATGGTTGTTAAGGGCATTGCCGCAGCATTGGATGTTATTATTCCAGACAATATGATTCAGGATTTGATTCTTATTGCTGGTATGGTAGCCAATGTGTTTAACGGTATTGGACGTATATTTGTTGGTATTAAATCGCAAATGGATTCGTCTGGTCTCGTTAATGCATTCTTGACAATTCGTGATGCGATAAAAACATTTTACGATGCTGTCACTGTAACACTAGCTGGTATCTGGGGTAGAATCGATGGTCCTATGGACGCGTTCTTCGATAAAGTTGGTGTTAGTATTGGTAAGTTCTTAAAAGATGTTGGTAAGATGTTCGGATTTGGTAAAGACCCTAATGCTGAAAATAGCTTGTCTTTACTAGAACGTATGGCCAACGCTTTTAAAAATATTACTGATAAATTCTTAGCCTGGGCTATGGCTTTCAAACAAGGCCCTAAACCAGGAGAAACAGACAAGATTGCTTTGGCATTTTCTAAAGCTGGAGATGCTGTTCAATGGTTCTTGGATGTTATCAAACTTCTTCTTACGCCTCTACAACTTGTATGGGATACACTCAAAGGTTTCTTTGACGTTCTCAAATCAAGTTTCGATATGCCTATTTCTGACAAGTTGGGATCTCTATCATCAATTCTCAAGACTGTAAAAGAAGACATTAAAGAAGTCTTTGAAAATGGTTTATTTGGTGGTAAGGCTTCAGCTGATGAACTAGGCGATGGTGTAGATAAACAAGAAGAAAAACTTACGTTCATGCAACGTACACAAAAGCATTTGTCTAAAGCAATGAAAGACGCTGGTGGAGCTGTTAAGGATTATACAAAATATCTTTCAGAAGCCACATCTGTATCTGATTTGTTTGGACGTATTATCGGTTCAATCGGTAATGGTGTTAAGAAACTGGGTTCTGGTATTGTAGGTCTTGTTACTGGCGGGTTTGATAAACTCAAAACCTCAGCAGGAGACTCAAATACTGTACTTGGTAAAATCTTTGACACAATTTCAAAATGGCATATTGTTGATAGACTTAAAGAGTCATTCTCAACACTAGGAACTGTCTTCGATGGTTTTTGGGGTGCCGTAAAACAAGCATTTTCTAATATCGATTTCTCAAGCAAGACTGCTCTAATCAAGTCTGGTATTGAAGGAATTGGTAATCTCTTAGAATGGCTTGCTGACAGATTTAAAACTGTATCGGATGTAGGTGGTCGAGTATTTACATATTTGGCTGAATTCTTTGACACAGTTGGACATGGTTTGCAAGGAAATACTGCAATTAAACTTGCAGGTTTCTTCTTGTTATTTAAACAATTGCAGAAGTTTAAAGACTCAAACCTAATCCAAAATATCTTACATCCAATTAAAGCTTTGAAAGAAGCAATATTTGGTATTGGTGACTCTAACAGTATCCTTTCACAATTGTCAGGAACTCTTGGAGCCTTCCAGAAAAACATTAAAGCAAATACGCTTAAGACAATCGGTATGGCAATGCTCGAATTTGCTGGTGCGTTGTTTGTAGTATCTCTTATCCCTGGTGATAAACTTCTACAATCAGTAGGGGCAGTAGCTGCAATGGCTACAATCCTAGTCGGCGCATACATGATGATTCAGAAAGCTAAATCGTATGGCCCTAGAGTTAGTGCTGCAGACCAAGCCTCAGGTATTCTGTCTCAACTTCTTGAAGAAATGGGATTCCCTGAAGTTCGTAAACTTCTTAAGAAAATGGCGTCTGCAACAATGATGATTTCACTTGCATCTTCAGTAATGATACTTGGTAATCTCTTCATGAAACTAGGTAACATGGAATGGGAAAAAGCTTTAAAATCCATGAAAATCATGGGTATGATTATGCTTGAACTTGTTGGTGCTACATGGCTTTCAGGTTTCTCAGGAGCTACAATTGGCACTGCTGCAACAATGTGGGTTATTGCATCTACCGTTAAGAAACTCCTTGGAATTATCGACGATCTTAACAAGATTGATAACAAACAACTTGATAATGGTATGGCTAAACTTGAGAAAGTTGCTGTTGTTATCGGTTCTATTATGGCTCTCATGGGATTCAAGGTTGGTGCTGGTATAAAAGTAGGCCCTCAATTCCAACTTGGTCTTGAGGCCTCAACAGGTAATCAAACTTTAGGTACTGCTGCTACTTTATATGTCTTAATGTCACGATTCAAACAATTGTTGAGTGCATTGGATATATTTAGTTCAACTGCAAGTCCTGAAGAGATTGCAGCTAAGAAGAAATCAATTGAGTATGGTATTACCGCACTCAAAGCAGTAATGCGTTCTCTTGAAGAATTCATGCTTACTGTAGGTGCTACATTTGCAGTAGGTGTTGACGGTAGTGCAAATGGCGCTAAAGTCGGCGGTAAGAGTCTTGGTATGGCCTCAGGTATGGGTGGTCTTAAAGTCACAACTGGTAATACCAAATGGTCTACTGTTGGTGTATTGTTATCTCTTATTCTAGGTCTTAAACAACTTGTAGGTGTTATCGAACGTCTCGGTGAAATCGACAAAGGTAAGATTGAACAAGGAAGTAAGACACTTAAAACTCTTGCATTGACTATCGCTGGTCTATTTGCAGCAGTCGAATTCATGTCTGGTGCAATGTCCGCCAAGTTAAGTATCCCTGGTAAAGCTAGATTTGGTATTGGTGGTGGTAAAGGTGCTTCATGGCAAGTAGTAGCTCTTATGGGTGAAGTTATTATAGGTCTTATATTACTTTCTCGTACAGTAGCGAAACTCGCTGAAGTAGACAAGACTGGTCTTGAAGAAGGACGACGTACACTCGTGTGGATTGCTGGTGTTATTGCTGGTGTATTCTCTGCAATATTCTATGTAATCAACAAGTTCTCAGATGGTAACCAATTACAACGTTCTAACAAAGGACGCGTCAAAGAAGCTGCACTTCTACTTGCTGTAGAAATAGGAGGTCTTATCCTATTAGCTGGTACAGTATCTAAACTTGGACAAGAACTTAACGTCGAACAAATGGGTATTGGTCTTGCCGTAGTTACAACAATATCAGTCCTTCTTTCTGGTGTATTCGCTGCTATCGGTGGTATCATTATTGCAATGCAAAAAGCGAATGTTAAGAAGTCGTCAATCACTGCTGCAGTTGCAACATTGGTTGTTATTGTAGGGTCGATATGGCTCTTATCAGAACAAATCAAAATGCTTACAGAAGTAGACCAAGGTTCTATGCTTGCAGCAAGTACAGCTCTACTTATGATTGGTGTTACATTAGCTGCTCTTGAAGGAACAGTTATTGGATTGTCTAAACTTATCACAAACATGAAGGATGTAGGTCGTATCCTTGTATCTCTTGGTACAATGGTCACATTGGTCTATGTTCTTAAAGAAGCCTCACTTGCATTGTTCGAACTAGCCGATTTACCAGTTGATGGTATTCGTGCTGGTGGAGAATCATTGTCAATATTGGGCATTGTCTTGGCAGTTATGACAGCAACCGTTATCGGTATGTCTAAACTTGTCACAAACATCAAGAGTGTTGGCGGTATTATTGTTGCCCTTGGTACAATGACTGCTATCATGTTTATTCTTAAGGAATTTTCAAAATCAGTTATTCCTTTGGCTGATATTGAGACTGGAGCACTTAATTCTGCAGTTACAGCTATTGCTGTTCTGGCAGTGGTGCTCACAGCAACGACCGCTATAATTGGTGTACTTGGTGTCCTTGCTGGATATTCAGGTATGACTCTTGTAGGTATCATTGTAATGATTCCATTAATTATGTCAATTGCTTGGAGTCTTAAACAAATGGGCGAAACAGTAGCTCTACTTGGAGGGTTATCCGTAAGCGAGCTCTTCAAAGGTGGCGTAGCAATAGCAGCATTAGGACAAGTCCTATTCATTCTCACAACTGAGTTTGGTGTGCTTGCTCTTCTTGCTGGTTGGTCGTTCGGTGCACTTTGGGGTGTTATCCCTGTAATTGCGTTGATTCTAACAATTGTACCTGCTCTTAAAGGTATGGGCGATATTGTTATTTCCCTTGCCCCATTGTCTATTGGTGACTTGATGTCTGGAGCTGTAGCGATATTAGCATTAGGTGTAATTCTTGTTGTAATTACAGCATTGGCAACTGTAGTATCTATATTTGGTGCTGTAGCTGGATTTGGTGTCGCTACAACAATTGCTCTAGCTAACGGTATCATTCAAGCTCTACAATCTCTAGCAAATGTAGCTATTGGTCTTATCCCATATGCTGGAATTGACTTGGCTGCATCTGTCATGGTTATTGCCGGTCTTGCTCTTATTCTAGGTGCTTTGTCTGCATTCATGTCTCTTATGTCTAACGTGACAAGTCTTGAGGGTGCTGCTGGACAAATCATGATTATGCAGGGTATCACAACATCAATTCAATCTTTAGCGTCTACTGCTATTACTATTGCGGGTGTTGGTGATATCGAGACAATGACTAAGGCTGGTCAAATTGTTGCTAAACTTGGCGATGTTATCGGTTGGAATACTCTCAAGACTGCATTCGGTAGTCTTATTAGTGGTGGAGCTGACAAGATTTCTGGTCAGTTGTCTGCTATGAAAGGTATTGTGACTAACGTCAAAGACCTTGCTGATACCGCAATTAAGATTTCAGCTTCTGGTTCTCCAGAGGATATGCAAAAATCTGCTGATGTTGTTAAAAAGCTTGCTAACGTGCTTACATCAAATCTCTTCAAGGAAGATTTCTTATCTGTATTCTCAGATGGCTCTGGTGCGGTAACACGTATTAAGAATGGTGCTAAAGCTCTTGCTTCAGTATCTGATGCGTCTAAATCTGCATCAAGTATGAAATCTATTGATGTCGAAGGTGTTAGTGACAAGATGGACGACATGAAGACTATCATGAACAAGGCCAAATCTATGGGCGACTCTGCTCCTGATGAGACTGCTGTCACTAACATGGGTAACATGAACTCAATCATCAACAAGGTTAAAGATATTGCAACTAACTTGCAGTCTATGCCTGCTGTTGGGCCTGAAGCTACAGTTGCTGTAGATAATATTATCGCAACTATCAACTCAATCTCAACTAAACTTCAGTCTATGGAAATGAACCAATCATTCGAGGCTGCTGGTTTGGGTAACATTGGGTCTTACGCAACAGGAATTCAAAATGGACTAGGAAATGTAACTGGTTCGGTTGATGGTATTGTAAGTGGAGCTCGTGGACGATTTGGTTCTGCTAACATGACATCACAAGGTAACAACACTTCAAGTACATTTGGACGAGGTATCAGTGCTTTACTTGGTATGGTCGCTGGTGCTGCTAGTGGAGTTGTAAACGGTGCTAAAGGAATGTTCGGGCAAAACGATGTTACTGGTCACGGTAATAAGATGTCTGGAACATTCAAAGGGGGTATTGACCAAGGTAGAAATCCTGTATCTAATGCTGCTAAAAGTGTTCTTGATGCTGCGAAATCAGCAATGACACCAGACGGTGGAGTTATTTCTAAACTTACACACGCAGGTACTTCTATGGTTGATGCTATTGCTGGTGGTATTCGTAGTGCTATCGGTAAAGCTACAAGTGCTATCTCTGACCTTTGGGCTACAGTTAAAGCTCACATTCCTAACTCACCAGCCAAAAAAGGGCCAATGTCTGGAGCTGGTTGGCGTAAAGTCGAACACTCTGGTAAGACTATCGTAGAGACTATCGCTAGTGGTATGGGTTCTGCTGCACCTACAGTAATTGATGCAATGGATAACTTGATGGGTGAAATTCAAAATCAAGTTGATAGAGTAAGTGATATGGATTATAACAATATGGATATTAATCCTAAAATTAAACCTATCCTTGATATGAGTCAAGTTGAGACATCTGCTCTACAAGCTGTTACAGACTATTCTGGACTCTTGACAGGTCAGACTGCACTCAACCTACAATACTCATTGCTTAATCCACAAGTTGCACAAATGCTCACAAACTCAGACAATATTAACACCCTTATCGGTAAAGTTGAAACACTTAACGGACAAATGGGTGAACTCAATGTTGTCAATCAAGAACAAGCTGGTCTTCTTC